GCTCGAGGCGGAGGCTGTATCCCTTCGGCGGCGGTTGGCTGAGCTGGAGGCTAAGACCCCCTATGAGCAGTTGCCTAGTGGTGAGGCTGAATGAATCCGGCGGATGAGGCTGCGGCTAGACGCCTTGAGTTGGTGGAGGAGGTGGGCCGGCTGCGGGCTGATGTGACCAAGGCTGAGATGCGGGCTCAGATGCCTGCGATTGAGTTGCTGCCCCATCAGATTGCACCGGCTGGAGATTGGTCGGGGTGGTGCATGACCGGCGGGCGCGGGGTAGGGAAAAGTGTAGGGGGCGCTCACTGGCTCAATCAGCACGTCATGGGACCGGCTTGCGATCCGGCTCTACCGGGTGGGCATCGAGTCTCTATCATCGGCCCTACCCTCGGAGACGCTCTTGATTCAGCGGTCAATGGACCCAAGGCGTTGAAGGCTCAGAATCCCTCGATCACGACTGTTCAGACTACCGGCGGAACCTTTGTGCGCTGGCCGTCTGGGGCGGAGGGCAAACTGTTCGGGGCTTCGACGCCGGATGATGTCGAGCGACTCCGTGCCGGAGGCGGCCGCTGCGCTGTTTGGATCGAAGAATTTTGTGCGCTACGCCGGGCGGCGGCGGCTTTTGAACACATGCAGTACGGCCTGCGAGTCGGTCCACATCCTCAATGGATCATAACCACCACGCCGAAACCAATCAAGGTTTTCCGCAATATCATGGCCGACCCCACCGTCGTTGTTTCACGTGGAACAACCAACGACAACCCACACCTCGACCAAAGGGTTAGAGATCGGCTGTTCAAGTCCTACGGTGGCACCAGGCTTGGGCGGCAGGAGCTTTATGGGGAGATATTGGAGGACATTGAGGGGGCATTGTGGGCATTTGACGCTATCGACGTGAACCGCAGAGACGTTCCCAGGCTGGATAACGGTCAACTAGACCTACAGACTGTGGTGATAGGAGTAGACCCAGGATTCTCAACCGCTGAAGCCGCCGATGAAACAGGGATCATCGTCGTTGGTAAGGGCTACGATGGGCATGGCTACGTCATAGCCGACCGCTCAGCCAAGGCCAGCGCAGAGCAATGGGGCCGGCGCGTCTGCGTCGCATTCCACGAGTTTGAGGCCAACTACGTCATCATCGAAACCAACCTCGGCGGGGGTGAATTGGTCAAAGGAGTTATCCGCACGATTGACCCAGAGGTGCGAGTCAAGGCGGTCAGGGCAAGCCGGGGCAAGCAGCTTAGAGCCGAGCCAGTTTCAGCCCTCTACGAGCAGAAACGCATTTCACATCCGGTGATCCCGCTCGATGCGCTGGAGGCTCAAATGACCGAGTTCAGCCTGGAGGACCCGGGCTCTCACGACGACCGCACCGACGCCCTGGTCTACGCCTGCACGCAACTGTTCGTTGACCAAGCTCTAGTAGGCAGCGGCGGGGGCTCGTCGATGGAGATTATGCGGGGCCGAGAGATCGGCTAGTTGAGCGCCCTAGACTCAACGTTGACCCCCTGAATTCCGCTCTCCGAAAAACACCAAAGACCCCTTTTTCAAGGGGCCTTTAGGTGATAGAGTTCCGCTAACGTGACGGAATGGTTATCTTACACGATTGCCTTCCGGTTGACACAATAAGCCATTTAGAGAAAGGCAATCGTATGGCACGGCCAGTCTGGCTTGGCGAAGATAAACACCTCTGGGACCATATTCGAGTCCACACCACGCTGCTAGAAGATACTCGTTTGAGCATCTACGATGTCATGGTTTGGCTCGGAATTGCCTACCACGCAAACATCGACGAGGGCGAAGCATGGCCCGATCAAGTGACCCTAGCGAGGGTTGCCAGATGCGGCATTTCGATGGTCCAAAAGTCGATCAAAAATCTCACAAATTGCGGCTGGATTAAGGTCGCCAGAATGGACCAAAAAAGGGGTCGCCCTTTGACCTACCAATTGCTCTCTCCACCGGCATTATGCGTACCACGTACCGATAATAAAACGGGGGTATTACCGGTACCACAGCAGCCTATTACCGGTACCACATACGTGTCATTACCGGTACCACATACCGACGCCTTCCTTAATGAACAAGAACCAATAGAACAAGAACCATTGAACAAGAACCAAAAGCTTAAAGACTTAAAACCTTTGGCGATTTTGCCAAATCGCAAGGGAGACGAAAATCGCAAAAGGGACCTGCTTTTCGATGCCCTGATTTCAGAGCTAAAAATCCGCGAAAAAGACCTCACTGGATCGACCCGCGGAGCGATCAATAAATCACTCAAAGAATTGCGTTCTGTTGGGGCCACCGCTGAGGAGATTCACCGTCGCTGCGAAAACTACCGGCTGACCTGGCCGACGATCACTCTGACCGCTTCGGCGCTGGTGAAACACTGGGCTATTCTCAGCAGCGCATCTAGTCCGAAAATGAGCGAAAACCAACAAAACGCTATGAACGTAGCGAGAAGGCGAGGATTGATATGACCGAGGCAGAGGCAATTAGTTGCGTGGCAGTGTTAAGCGAAATGTATTCTCACGACAAGTGGTCCGAGACTCGGATCAGTACGTCCGTAGACCTGATTGTGGATTTGGACTACGCGAAAACAAAGGTCGCCATCGCTGAATTGCTTAAAACCTGCAAATTCCCACCGACCATCGCTGAGATTCGCAAGCTGGCCTTGCCGCCAGACCCAGATGACTTGCAGCTTCCCGCTGGTGAGGCGTGGGTACAGGTCATGTGTGAGGTTAGGCGCGTCGGCTCGTGGGGTGAACCGAGCTTTTCAGACCCGATGATATTGCGAGCAGTTCAGGGCTTCGGCGGCTGGCAGGACCTTTGCGCTTCGGAAAACCATGTGGCCGACAGGGCGCACTTTATGAAGATTTACGATCATTGCTCAAGCTATGCCGCAAAACAATCAACCACCAGGGCGCTCGATCCAGCTGCTCAAAAAATGATCGCGGACTTTTCGTCGCAGATCGGCGAAATCGACGAGACAGTCGATGCTCTAGAACCAACGACAGGTGATTAACAAACTTGCATATCTAAACCGAGTGATGTATCTTTCTTAGCTATGAGTATTCGTAAAGACCAAAAACCACTTTTAGTAGGTGTCCCGCCTGCACTTCACAAACGCATTCGCCACTTTGCGATTGATGCTGAGAAAACCCAGACGGCGATAATCTGCGACGCCATTTCCCACTACCTGGATGAGAAAGAGAACGAGGCCGCCAAACAAATCCGGCACACTTTCACTTCCTAAAGCCAACGGTTTATGATTCCAGCATGAAGCCCTACTCGCCGATGGCATTTTTGATCGAGGCTCTTGCCACATATCGAATCTGGCGCTTCTTGGCGTTTGACACATTTCCCCCGATTCGCTGGCTCCGGGATAAGTTCATCATCCGGTTCGGCGATAACTCGTCAGCGGTCGAATTCTTGAAATGCCGGTTCTGTTCGGGCTCGTGGATTGCAGCCGCGGTTGTGATATCCGTGATCTTGTGGCCGTGGATGATTACGATTTGGCTGGTGCCAGCGGTAATGACGCTGGTCGGATTACTCGGCTACGTGGAGCGGCTCTAAGTCATGGGATTTTTCAAATCGAAAGCACTGGTCGGGTCTGCCGCTCGCATTGAGATCGGCAACCAGGAAGCGCAGGACGAGCTTCGCAGGATTCGCTCTCTCACCGACTGGCAAGAGCGCGCCTGGTGCATGTACCGCGAGTCGTCTGCGCTGCACTACCCGGTCCAATTCGTCGGGCACGCAATGGCGCGGGTCAAGCTCGTAGCCGCACGCCACAACGACGAAACCGGCAAGTGGGATGTCGATGTCACCAAGAACCTGCCGAACAAGTTGATCGAGGATTTAGACGTTGGATTCGCCTCAACCGGCCTCGATGGGATCGCCGGGCTGATGTACGGGCTAGGGGTGCATTTCACTCTGGTCGGCGAAAGCTATCTCTACGCCATGGAAACGGAAGAAGGCAATTCGTTCAGTCTGCTATCGACCTCGGAGCTAGAGGTTTCCAGCGGTGGAAACTACCGCCGCCGGAAATACATGAGCGACCGGGGGACCGAGGATTTGCCCAAGGACTCGAAGGTGTTTCGGCTTTGGATACCAGACCCGGAGTGGCAGCAGATGGCCGACAGTCCGGTGCATCCGCTGCTCGATACGTTCGACGAGCTAGAGCGACTTTCCGATGCCCTCGGGGCTATCGACCGCTCCCGGGTTCCCGCCGGATTATTGCTTATGCCGAACGAGATCAGTTTCGGCAAACGCGGATTCGCGGGTTTCGTCGAGGACTTGATTGAGCATCTCAAGGCCCCGATTGAAAACCGCAAGTCAGCATCGTCGGTGACGCCGTTGGCAATCGAGGGAGCTGCCGAATACCTCGATCACGTCCGGCTGGTCAAGCTTGAGCGCGAGACGATTGGAACCGACATCGAACGAATGTCGCTGCTACACAAGCGCATAGGTGTCGGCATCCCTTTGCCCGCAGAAATTATGTCCGGCAAAGAAGGGCTGACTCACTGGGCTAGTTACCTCACGTCGGCTGATGTGTGGCAGGCGATTCAGCCGATAGCGTCTCTTGTGACCGGCGGGCTAACTCAGGTTTGGTTCCGCCCGGCGCTAAGGGCTCAGGATTTTCCAGACGCGAACAAGTGGCGAATCCAGGCCGACCCCAGCGACCAAAATGTTCGCCCCGATGCAATCCAGATTGCGACCGACGGCCTCGACCGGCTGGCGCTTTCGGAAGCGACTTGGCGACGAGTGGCCGAACACAGCGAGGATGATGCGCCAGACGCAGCAGAGTACGCCAAACGCGCAGCGCTCGGTCGAGCCACCGCTCCTACGGGCCCAAGCGCTAAGCCGGGTCAGCGAAGCTCCGACATCGGTCGGTCCAGCGTTGACCGGCGGGGAGCACCTAGTTCGTCGCCGCCCACGCCCCCGGCAGATGCAGCACCGGCGATGGTTGCCGCTGCCGACGGTGATCCCAACCTCCGGCACCTGGCGGTTCAGTTGATGAAGTCCGACGCTGAGTTGCGTCAGAAACTATTTACCTCCGGCGAGATGGCGGTGGCGGCATCGGTGCGAAAACTCGGTGCCAAGATTCGTACCAAACTCAACAAGACTCAAGCTCAGCAAATGAAGTCCGCCGACAACCTCACCGTCGCAGCGACTCTCGGCCCGACGAAGGTCAAGCAACTCGGCGTTGACGACAAGGCGGTGCTGTCCGATGCGTTGTCGGGCTACATCAAAGATTCCATCGCCGCGATGACTAGGATTCAGTCAGCATCGGTTGTTGCCGCAGCCAAAGCGGTGGACCTAGACCCCACCGTCGTAGCAGCGTCGCTCAAGTTCGAAGCCGATAGCGACGTAGCCAAAGGGGCCGAAGTATTCAGGGCAGAGATGATTGATTTGGCTTTGGAGCGGGCATACGACCCGACCCCGCGGACACCGACGAACGGAGAAGTCGGTGGGTAACCTTCGGGGTCTAATTCGCAAAGTCATGCAGATCGTCGGCGGGGGTTCCGTAGACCCCGGCGGCATTGCTCAGGGCGAGTTCGTGCGGCGAATCTTGCGGCGTGGAGGCGTTGTTGAGGAGGGATACATCTGGCACCACGGCAATCCGCTCAGGCCGCTAGACGGTCATTTGAAATTGGATGGAGTAAGATTCTCCTCATGGTCAGACCCTGTACTCAGAATCAAACCAGAGGACGCTTGGCTGGGCCGGAGTTTCTATGCCGTCGGGGACCATCCCGGCGAAACATGCGACTACGAATCCGTGTACGGCCGAACGAAGTAGCTCGCTAATGACACCAGTAGCGGTTGACGATGAGGTCGAGATCGATGTTCCCGATGCCGATGAGGTAGAGCCGGACAAGGACGAGAACGAGTGGGAGTCGTTGGTGCTGGTCGAGGACAAGCCGACGGTTGATGAGCGGATGGTGCGCCAAGACGCCGTGAAGTTCACACGTTTTGAAGCTAGTGACAACGGCTTGCCGCTGATGGTAAATCTCGAAAGTTCTCACGAGGGTTCGGTGCTCGCTGGAAACGTCACCATGATCGAGCGCAGGGACAATGAAATCTATGCTCAAGGCGTCTTTGCTCCCACCGAAGCCGGGGCGATGCTGAAAGCTTTGATGGACGAGGGTATGCCTTTAGCTCCGTCCGTTGACCTAGCCGACACCCGTTCGATTTTGACTTTGGATGAGGAGGGCAAAGGCTCGGAGTTGTTCACCACCGGCGATCTGATCGGCGTGACGATTCTGCCGATGCAAGCTCAGACTGGCACCTGGATTCGCTCGCTAAAAAGCGAAGCGGACGAGATGGTAGCGGCGGCAACTTTGCCGGAAGTCCTGCCAGCCGAATGGTTCCAGGACCCGGAGCTAGAGCAGTTGACTCCCATGCAAATCACCGCCGATGGTCGAGTCTTTGGACACTTTTTTGGCTGGGACTCTTGCCACATCGGACGTAGCGATGTCTGTATGCGGCCGGAGCGCGACGTGACCTTTGCTGCGTTTCATCACGGCAAAGTCGGCACCGACCAGGGGGATGTAGCCGTAGGGCAAATCACACTCACCGGGGGCCACGCTGAGTTCGACATCGCTCCGGCAGCGGCATTAGCGCACTACGACGACACCCGGTCAGCGGTTGCAGACGTTCATATCGGCCACGATGATTTCGGTGGCTGGTTCGCCGGCGCGCTTCGGCCTGGGCTTGACGACGAGCGGCTTCGGGTGCTGAAGGCTTCTGGAGTCTCCGGCGACTGGCGGCGCATTCAATCCAAACTTGAACCTATTGCGATCTTGTCTGTAAACAGCCCGGGATTGCCGCTGATGACCGAGGCGCTGGTTGCATCCGCTGACGGTGAGCGCCGAGTGCTCGCTCTGGTTGGCGCAGGGTCGGTGGAGGTTTTGCTTGCTGGAGCGACTGGATCGACCGACTACCCGCTCCAGTCCAGAGAGACTCGTTGGGATGGCAACAGTGCGGAGCTACGCATTCGCAGTTGGGCGTCCTCCGACGGCTCAGGAGATTTGGACACCATCGACTTTGGAAAATACCAAAAGGGATTTTTCTGGTTTGACTCATCTGACCCAAGCCACATCACGTCCTACAAACTCCCATATGCCGACCTAGTGGATGGAGGCTTGCGAGCCGTGCCGAAGGGCATCTTTGCTGTCGCTGCTTCGCTTCAGGGCGCTAGGGGCGGCTTAGACATCCCAGAGGCCGACAAGACTACGATCAAAGGCCACGTCGAAAAGTATTACAAGAAGATCGCCGCCGCTGAGAAAGACCCGACCATCATTGCCCCCTGGCTTCGGGGAAAACCTGAATCAGACGCGATGGTGGCGTCTTTGGAGGCACGAATCGCCATGCTTGAGGAGTCGATGTTGCCGATCCAGCTAGAGGCGCTGGAGCGATTGGTCGCCGTCTCCCCCTAAAATCAACTGGTAAATTCTTCCAGTTAGGTTTACTATCTCCCTAGAACGACCGGCGTGCGTTGCTCGTCGAAGGTCCCCTGCGCTGCTTGGGCGGTAACGAAACCTTTATCCGAATTCTGTCCAAAGGAGGCGAAATGCCTAAAGAATCTAAGCCAGTAGAAATCTCATCCCTGTCCGACGAGGACCTTCTAGCGAAGCTGGCGGAAGCCCGCAAGTCCTACGATGCGGTACTGCCCAAAGCCAAGGAAGGTGAACTTGCCGACCGCAAGGCTGCGCTGGCCGAGCTTGAAACACTCGCCGCGGCAGTAGCCGAAGTGAAGGCAGAACAAACTGTTCGCGCCGAGGCTGAGGCCGAAGTGCAAAGCAAGTTGACTGAACTCGAAGTCCAATTCGCTGAGCCCGAAGCAGAGGCCACCGCGGAGGAGGAAGCCGACGAGGAGGGCGAGGAAGCAGAGCCGGAAACCCCCATTGTCGCCGACCCCGAACCGCAGCCAGTACCAGTACCAGTAGTGCCAGTACCAGTACCGGCCACGGAGCCTAAGGCTATGGCGGCCGCAACTCCGATCAAGGCAACGCCGGTCAGCCAAATCAAGGTGACGGCGCAGGCCAAGCCGGTCAAAAGCACTGTTTCCCCCATCACGATTACGGCGGCCGCAGGCGTTCCTGGACTAAACCCCGGGGGACGCATTGAAGGCATCGAGGAATTGTCGAAGGCCATGCTCTCGCGCCATGAGGCGTTCGCTCACTCTCGGATGTCGGGCCCTCCCGGCGACGAGTCGATTCCGGTGGCGACCGTCCATGCTCCGTTCCCCGAGGATCGCACTTTGACGGCTGACCCTCAGCACAACGATGCGGTGCTCAAAAGGCATCTGGCACCAGAGGCGATGGTCGCGTCCGGTGGCTTGTGTGCTCCGCTTGAGGGCTACTACAAACTGGTTTCAAATGAGAGTCTCGACCGACCATGGCGTGACGCTCTGCCGAACTTCAAAGCAGCGAGAGGCGGCATCCGGTTCATCCCCGATGCAGCGCTTTCGGAATTCGGCGGCGGCATAGGACGCACTACCGTGGCGCAGGACGTTTCAGGGGCCAACTACCCCAAGCCGTGTCTGAGCTTCGTTTGCAAGCCTGAGCAGACCGTGCAGGTTGAAGCGCAGCATGTGTGCTTGACCTTCTCCAACTGGAACGAGCGGTTCTACCCGGAGATGATCGAGAACTTCACTCGCAAAACGATGGTGCAAGGCGCACGGATAAGCGAGACGGCCATTGCCGACAAGGTGAGCGCTTGTTCGCTCCAGGTCACCTCACCAGAAGCTTACGGCGCAGGCCGCACGATGCTGTCGGTGATTGACCAGGCGGCGGCAGGTATGCGTTCATCCAAGAGGCTAGGCGCTCGCTACATGCTTCGTGCGGTCTTTCCGTTCTGGGTTCACGAACTCATCCGGGCAGACCTAACCCGTAGCCAAGACGACTGTGCATTTGGTGTCACGGATGAGCAGATCGACACTTGGTTCAGAGTCCGCCACATTGCACCGAGCTTCGTGCTGGAAGGTCCGACCGGATTAGGTCAGACATTCGCGGCGCAAGGCGCAGGCCCGCTTCGGGACTTCCCCGACGTTGTGGTCTGGTTCATGTGGGAAGAAGGATCGTATCTCTACTTGAACGGTGGAACGCTTGATGTCGGCGTGGTTCGCAGCAACACCGAGAACCGAGTCAACACCTTCGCTACCTTCGAGGAGGAGTTCGATAACGTCGCTTGTGTCGGCCCGCAGGGGTGGCGCATTCAGACTTCCATCTGTGCCAACGGAACCGCAGCACCCGCCGGTACTTTGGTTACCTGCGCTCCTGGTTCCTAATCGTCAGGTAGTGTAGAAAAGTCTCCTGTCTCGGAGAAAAGAGAAGGCCCCCAAATTGGGGGCCTTCTCTACGTGTATTGCCGGGGCAGCACGAGCACCCTACCTGGCGTTTTTCTGAAACGTGCCCTTCCAGAACTCTCTATGCCAATCAATTACTAGCGTTTCGACCACCGATGCAGGTAATCCCGCGTCGAGCAACGTCCGGTAGTGCTTGATAACCACAACAGAGAAATCCTTTACTAACTCCCCCACCTGGTCGCACCCCGCTTTCATGGCTAGGCTTTCGGCTTCTTCGTTATTCACCGTGGGTTCCTTGTTGCGCCTCGGCGATTCTCCCTGTTGATTTCTTCGAGCAACTTCGTTTGCTTCTTGAGTTGCTTGTTAGCGCGCCGGCGCTGGTTGTCGGGGTTGATGCCGCTGCGGGGATCGGCCAGCGTCATCCCTCCGGTCAGCATTCCCTTAACGATGTATCGAGCTATTCCCATTTGCTTTTCTCCTTTCCCTTAGTCTCGGATGCAAACTGCATCGTTGCATAGTAACCTACAACACATGCCAAAACAAATACCGAAGAATTTGCGCTGTATCTACGTGGGCAATTTTGGTCCTCACAACACCGAGACTCACTTAATGCAAGCACTAGAACGCCGAGGGCATATCGTCGAGCCCGTTCAAGAGCGCCATGGCATTTGGAACAGAGTCTTGCCGGATGCTGTTTCGTCTAGGCCGGACTTCGTAATGTGGACACACACCGGCCGCCTGGATAGCGACTACCAATCGCAGCTAGTCGCGCTGAATGCTCTCAAGGATTTTGGTATCCCGACTGTGGGCTACCATCTCGACTTGTTCTGGGGCATCAGTCGTGAATTGCTCATCGGCGTTGACCCGTTCTTCAATGTTCAAATCCTCATAACGCCCGACTCCGATCACGACGACCTGTGGCGCGACGTGGGTATTGACCACCGGGTTTTGCCGCCCGCTACCAATCTGGCCGACGTGTTGTTGACTGGGCGCTTCACCGACGACCGCGTCGCGGATGTGGCATTCGTAGGTTCGTGGCACAGATACCATCCTGAGTGGGGCCATCGTCAAGAGCTGGTTCAACGGATGCTGCAAGTTCAGCGGTTCCGTTACTGGCCCGCCGGTGGTGGCGAGGTTCGTGGACAAGCTCTAGCCGATGTGATTGCATCCACTAAAATTCTGGTGGGCGATTCATGTTGGCCCGAAGGTCCGGCGGGATACCATTCAGACCGGATAGCGGTAACACTCGGCCACGGTGGGTTTTTGCTGCATCCGTGGTCGGAACAATTAGGTGAAATCTACAAGGACGGAGTTCATCTGCGCTATTGGCCGCTTGGCGATTGGAAGGAACTCGACAAACTGATTGAATACTATTTAGCCCATCCACGAGAAGCTCAGAAAATAGCCGCCCAAGGGCGACGCCATGTGACCAATAATCACACCTTCGATGAGCGGGTGCCCGAGATTATTCGGACGGCACTATCGGTCAAGGCAACCCGGTGAGCTACCTCGTGGTGCTGCCGGTCGTTGACCCATTCATCGCACGCGCTTGCATCAGGTATCTTGCGGTGCCGGGTGAGCAGTTAATCGTTGTGGACAACACCCCCGAGGGTCTTGGGGGACCAAATGAGGAGGCAGGCAGAGCGTGGGATTTCGAGATCGTACGCGACCCTGATGGTAAGAACTTTGGCGTCGCCGCTTCATGGAATTTGGGGGCTCAACGAGTGCTAAGTCAGGGTCTTGATTGGCTGATTATTGCGTCGGCGGCATTCATCCCTACGGCTGGATTGCTCGACTTGATGCAAGTGCTTCCGGCTGACCCCGATGGGAAGATTTGGATCACCGACCGCAACTGGCATCTTCGTCCGGTTCATCGCTTGCAGTTTGAATCCGTGGGTCTTTTTGATGAGGGCTTTTACCCCGCCTACTACGAGGATATGGATTTCGAGCGACGACTAGCGCTGGCTGGCTGGCTTGAGCAAGTCCGGGTGCCGGTGGCCGGGGTTGATCTCGGAGCAGGGCATGGCACGCGCACCATTCCCGTTGATTACGCAGAGCCGCGCTACCACTACCGCAAGAAGTGGGGCGGCTTGCCGGGACGAGAAGCCTACGTTTTGCCCTGGAACGGAGCACCACCAGCCTGATGAGTTGGGGTCTGATTGCCCGCTCCGAACCACACAGGGGCCTTGGGGTCATGTGCTACGACGCTTTCGTGAAGTTGAAGCCTGACAAGGTACTCGTTTTGGATGCTACGGAGCGTGGCTCAAAAGACCAAACACCTGAGCGCTACGGCCCGAATGCGACGCATTGCAGGATTAGCGACCTAGAGCTAATCGTCGCCAAATGGATGCAGGGGCTCGATACGATCTTGACCTTTGAAACGCCCTATTGGCCGGGCCTGTTCGCTTTGTCCGCAACTCTGGGTGTTCGCACAGTAATGGTTGTGATGCCTGAATACCATCCGGTGGGCCGCAGCGACCGCCAGCCCGACCTCTTGCTGAATCCGTCCCCCTGGTGGCCGCATAGTATGCCAGCGCCGGATGTTTGTTGGTGGCCTGTTCCAGATGTCAAAGGCCGTTTGCGAACCGAGGCCAAAACATTTCTTCATCCCGCCGGGGCACCGGCAAAAAGCGATCGAGCGGGCACAGGAATACTCCTGCGGGCGTTGCCGTACATCACCGAGCCGGTGAAGATCATCGTCCGCTCCCAGGTCAACGCCAATCCTGACTTCGATTTCCATGCAGCATCTAAAGCGTCGTGCGTGGAACTAGATGTTCGGATCGAGGATCGCCGGGACCATCTGTCGATCTACGATGAGGCCGATGTCGCAATCCTTCCCCGCCGCTACGCCGGGCTTTCATTGCCGCTGTGGGAATCGCAGGCTCATGGCCTGCCAGCGATCACCCTGGATCGCCAACCGGAGCGCCACATAGTGCCCGCCAACTTGCGTCTGCCTGCCTCAATCGTCAACCGAATGAACCACCTCGGGGGCCCGGTGCCCATCTACGGCGCTGACCCACGCGACCTTGCGGATAAAATCAACCTGCTGGCTTCGTCTCCCGATTTAACGAAAGAAGCGTCGCTGGCGGCGCTTAGTTGGGCAGAGCAGCATTCATGGAATTGGCTAGGACCAGCCTGGCGACAGATAAGTGGAGACTTAATGTGCATCCAGCGGTAAGAGACTTTGTATTTGAGATAGCGACGCGCTTTGAACCTCACCCGCCTTACGCTTTGCTGGAAATCGGAAGTCTGCATGTGAACGGCGGCGTTCGTGACCTATGGCCGAACGCCGACCCCTACATCGGTTTGGACATCTCACCCGGCCAAGGCGTCGATATTGTCGCCGACGCCAGGACGTGGATCAAGGATCGCAATTACAGCGTCGTTGTGGCGACCGAAGTCCTAGAGCACGTATCCAACTGGCAGCAGGTTGTGCGCACAGCCCGTGAGGCGCTCTCACCCGGAGGTTTGTTCGTTATGACGTGTGCAACCACCGGACGACCACCGCACGGCGCTCACGGGCTACCTCAGCCACCTCAGGGCGAGTATTACGGGAACGTCGGCTTTGAAGAATTTGCTCAGGTAGTAGGGGAATTAGGATTCTTGGGGTGCGAGCTTAGGCAGACAACTGGGTTCGATTTGCAATTCTTCGGGTTCGCACCCTAAGTCATGGATTTGCATTCTGCTGACTTTGCCGTTGCGATGGTTAGCATTGGCGTATCCGTTGATCTAGCTTCAGGCGGCACCCAGCTAGTCGCCCTGATGTTCGGCAGGCATACCTGGATACGCGGTTCGTCGTTGCTTGTGGTCCACAGGTTGAAGTGAATGGCTTTCGTTTCTGCGAAAAGCGCGACCAAATCCGGCGGCCATGGGCCAGACAGGTTCAACCGAACGACGCGGCTCTCCGTTGGGAACCTCCATTGCCTAACGCTATCGCCAGTTAACTCACTGGGTTTAGTTTTCATATCCACTTCCAGGTGCACGGGAAAATCCCCGGTTTGCATCTTCCGGCTAATTCGCCAGCGCTTCGCCGGGCTGCCCGCTTGTTGCGCCTCAACGGCCACAATCCAGGTCCGTTTGTTTAGGTCGTCGGTCATTTGGTGACCACCAAAATCGCAAGGGCGAGAAGAACTAGGGCAAAAACGATAGCCAACCCGCCAGCGTCACTCATTGCTCACCCCATGACGTTAGCGCAGGCTCCCAATCGCTCGCCCGGCCGTACTCTCTTATCTCGGCTTGCTCTGTGCGCTCAAGGAATTCGATGTCACTTTGTTCGCGCTCAGCAAGTAAATCCTCCTCCAGCGTTGAAGCGTTTGTCTCTGTCTCTGGCATTTTCATCTCCTAAGTGCAAATGGACTCTTTGCATTCTAGGGCAAATACCGATAGCAAGTCAACTAGGGTTGGTAGGATTGGCTCATGCGATTTGACGCCTACGCCACAGAACCTCACTACTTTCGGGCAATTGCTCCGATACTGGCCGCTCTACCGGCTGAGAATCGTGGGCAATTCTTCTCCATCAACTTTGAATACGCCCCGGACGGTTGGGAGGCTTCAAGAGGCTCCCCGAACACCTCCAATCCTGTAATCGTTGCGGGCTATCGGGACTTGCAGATGTGCGGCGGTCGTCCGGCGATCATGGTTGCTCACGGCGCAGGGCAGACCTACCAGGACATTGGCGACCACCCCAGCTACGCCGGAGGCCGGAGCCATGAGAGCGTTGTTTTGTTCATCAGCCCATCCAAACAAGCGGCCGGCAAATGGGCGGCAAAGTATCCCGAAGCAAAATCAGTGGCGGTTGGGTGCCCGGCATTGGATCAGCATTTTGCCAACCCTGTTCGAGGTGAGCAAATCGCCGTTTCCTTCGGCTGGGGCCCGGCAAGTTGTCCTGAAATGAGGACCGGGGCTGATTTCTTTATGCCGGGGGTGGCAGAGCTTTCCAAACAACACAAGATCATCGGCACCGGACATCCACGGATTATTGACCCGCTGATTCCTCTTTACCAAAATCTCGGCATCGAGGTAGTTCGTGACCCCGATGAGGTTCTGCGGCGAGCAAGCCTGGTTGTGGCCGATAACACGAGTTTGGCCTGGGAGGCCGCTAGTTTGGGCATTCCGCTGGTCTGGCTGAATATCCCAGAGGCCCGCCGAGACGTAGAACACGGAATGCGCTGGTGGAAATACGCCAGCTCAGGGATTCAATGCAATCTACTCAGCCAAATGCCAGATGCCGTCGAGGCTGCTCTAGCCGACCCGAAGCGACAACAAACCCTGCGCGCAAAGGCGGTAAAAGCGATCTACGAATTCACCGATGGACGCTCGGCAAAACGTGCCGTAGATGCAATCTTAGGACTTGCAGCCTAAAGTATCTTCCAAAATATGGAAAATTAGTGCGATACTTCTCACATGGCTAGCGCTGGAGTAAGGACCCCGGTCGAGGGACCGATTACCGTTCCACCCCTATTTTCGCTCTTATCTTCGGCGCAGGTCATCGAGGACAACGACGAGAGATGGGCCGGTAGCGTCAGTTTTGATCCCGAATCTTGCGCTGGTGACGTGTTCGTTGCTCCCCTGTGTCCGCCCGGCGGCTTCGAGAAACCAACCGGAGACAACCCCGGCATCGTAGACGTAGAAGGCTTTGGCGTCATCGCTGTTGACAGTTGCTCTCCTTACTCAGGGCGCGAGTTTGCAGCCAGAGCCCGGCGCAAGCTACTTGCTTGCCAGTCGAAGCAGATTGAGAAAGAGTTTTGGACCGGAGCGGCCATGCCGGGCGACCCCCATTTGGCTGCGACGGCATCCACGGATTTTGGCTTTGCTCACACCCCACTAGAAGCCCTGGCTCTGATCGAAAAAGAATTGGGTATCTGCGGGTGCGGCCGCGGCATGATCCACATGAGTCCGAAAATGGCGACGCTACTTTGCGGCGACGGCAACATCATGCGTGTGGGCGACCATCTGGAAACCTGTTTAGGCTCCATTGTCGTAGCTGGTACGGGCTATCCAGGCACCAACCCCGCAGGCACGCTTGCCTCCGGTAGCGAATACATGTACGGCACCGGCATGGTGCAGGTGCGTCTCGGCAAGATCACCGTCATCCCCGGCAACCTGGGGGAAGCATTAGACCGGGCCACTAACTCCGTGAACTTTTACGCCGAGCGACCTGCAATGGTTCTTTTCGATCAACCCTGCTGTCACCTAGCCGTCGGGGGAACCCTGCAAGACACCCCGCCAGGGACTTAAAATTAGCAGTTCAACCTGCGCCCCCTGGATCACCGATAGCGACGTTCGCGCCTGCTGCTCGAAAGTCGCGCCGGAGGTTGATCTCACCAATGCAATCCAGGCCGCGTCAGAGATCATGTTTCTGCTGTCCGGCGAGCAATTCCCTGGTTCGTGTTTGGCGAGCTACCGGCCTTGCGAGGTCGAGTGCGCCTGCGGTTGTCATGGCTCCGGCAACTGCGGATGGTGGGAAACATCCGGCGACTGCTGCTGTCCGCCGCGGGTGGACCTCGGCTACGGCCTGGATGTCACCAAAATCATCGAGGTCAAGATTGATGGGGAGGTGGTTGACCCCTCAACCTATCGACTCGATGAACGCCGTTGGCTGGTCCGGCTGACCGGAGCGGACGGCATCAACCCATCGTGGCCCTGCTGCGGTCAGGACATGTCGCGCCCGACGACGATGCCCAATACCTTCATCATTGACTATCTCTATGGCGTGGCCCCTCCGCTAACGGGCAAGACGGAAGCGGCGCGACTGGCTTGCGAGTTCGGCTTGCTTTGCAGCCCTGCTACGGCTGGCCTGTGCCAGTTGCCGAAAACTATGACCGGGCTATCCAGGCAAGGGGTCAGCATGACGTTCGACGCTCAGTCATTTCTGAAGGAAAGACGAACGGGGCTGTTTTCGGTGGACCTGTGGCTGAAAGCAATAAACCCCAGTGGGCTCATCCGCTCAGCGCGAGTGGTTAGCCCCGACGATCATCGAGGAATTAGAGCTTAATTACCAATTTCTTCCATCTACGGTGGAAATAGGCTAGACTCGCAGCAATGGCAAATTCTGGAAGGGTGACCGAATCCCTTAATACTTTCGTCGCTTTGGATCATGCGGTTTAAGTTTCCAAACCGGCATTCGAGCCCCTTTGGGCAGAATGTGCGTGCAAATAAGGCAGCCTTTATCGCCGTCTTTGTAATAGAAAAGCGAACGCCTGTTGTAGGGGTGCCCGTTGAAACATTTTGATGAGTCCCTCTTGCGGTATCGAGAATCAATCGCATTTTGTCGAGCCGTTTTAAGTGAAAGATGCTCAGGATTAACACATCCGCGGTGCGGGCAATCTGGACCGCCCCTACACGAAAGATCGGCGTTATGACATTCGTGGTCAACTTGAATGCCTTCGGGAATGGGGCCTTTCCAGCGGGTATATGCCCAACGATGGGCCAACCAAAGCTGCTCACGGAACATTCCGAACTTGCCGTATCCGGCAGGCGATCTAAAGGCGGTCCATTCCCAGCATCCATTTTCAAGTTTTTTGACCTTAGAAAGAAAGCGAGCTTCGTGGTCAAGACGAAACGGGCTTTTGGTTATATGCGGGTCTTGATGTCGAGTCCACCGCGTGTAGTGCATGTTGCACATTCCTTTGCGAGTGGCTTTCCGTTCGCATTCTTCAATAGCACAAAATCCGATCATTCCATGAGTGTAACAGAGGAGTATATAAAATGAACAAATGTTTAGCTAGTGTTCAGGCGTGCGCGCTAAGGGTTGGTCGGCTTCAATCCAATGGTCGCACCGCCGCCGGTGTTGCCGGCCAATACACCACAGGGCAATTTACTACCGTCTCAGTTTCGGCAGAGGTCGAAGAAGGCGACGAGATTAACGTCAAGAACGCCTGCGGTGGCTTGTGCGTGTCCTTCAAGGATTGTGACCGCCTCAAGCGCCTTAGCCTTGAGCTTGAGCTTTGTGTGCCTGACCCAGAATTGCACGAAATACTCATCGGCGGCACGGTGCTAACCAGCGGGGCTGCGACTGGTTATGCGTATCCGCAACTAAACGCTGCCGGTTGCCCCAACGGTGTGAGCCTTGAAATTTGGACCAAGCATGTTGACTCCGGCGGCGCTCAGGACGGTCAATACCCTTACCTTCGCTGGGTCTTTCCGAGAACCTACCTGCAAGTTGGAGACAAAAACTTTGAGAACGACGCTATGGCATCCGGCTTCTCGGGCTTCGCAGTAGAGAACCCAAACTGGTTCGACGGTCCGCAGAACGATTGGCCTGTCGCCAGCAACCGAGTAGCTCAGTGGTTGCCAGTAGCTACCCTGCCGCCTGTCTCGTGTGGCTATTCCGTAGCGTTAGCCAGCTAGTAACACTCTAAACACCTAGCTTGGCGAGTAGACTCTCGCTATGGCGGCAAATACTCTTTTCTATGATCTTGCTCGCAAGGTTCTTGACGAGGTAGTCGCGCGCTTCGCTACTGCAGGGGTCGCACTTCCCGCTCGGCGCTACGTCGCAAACGGTGAGGTAGCCCGCGACCCCAACGCCGAGGAGGATTGCAGCGCCGTTTCAGTAGGCTTTCCCAGAGCGTTCATCGGCTCACCGGGCATCCCTCGATTCGAGGCGATTACCTGCGCCCCAATTCGCACCGCCGATCTGCTCATTGAAATCACTCGCTGTGTCCCGGTCCCCGACGACCATGGCAATCCCCCATCAGCCACAGAGATCGACGACTCAGCCAAACAGATTCTCACCGACGGCTACGTCCTGTTTGCCGCTATCCTCGCAGCCAAATCGGATGGGTCGATGGCCCCTTTGTGCGACAAGATAGCAATGGGGGATTTGGTTTTGATCGGACCCGAGGGCGGTATCGGCGGGGTAACGATCACGATAGCGGTGCAGTTCTAGTGGCCGTCCGGTCAATCAAGATCAATGACGCTCAGCTTGCTCGAATCACCAAAGACCCCAACGGCCCTGTCGGCAGATACGTCGGCGCACTAGCGAGCAAGATCACCCGCGAAGCCAGGATCGTCGCCAGTCAACGAGTCAAAACCAGGACCGGCAAATACATCAATGCCTTTAGGACAACAGGCGTCGTACAGACCGGAGGGGGATTTCGAGTCAAGGCGTACAACGACGCTCGCCACGCTGCGGTTTTAGAGCGTGGAGCACCTGAGCATATAATCCGTGGCAACCCGCTCTTATCCTTCGTTTGGGAGAACGCCCCGCAGAGCGTTAGGATCGGCAAGGACGGCAAGGTCACATTCAGGTTCGTGAACCACCCGGGATTCAAGGCTCGACGAGTTCTTGAAGTCGCGACACGCAGAGTAGTATCCCGAGAGAGAAGATAGGAGACAAGATTGGCTAGACATAAGGCTTTTAGTTTCAGCAACGAGAGCAAAGAGCAGGTCACCTTTGAGTTGGCCGGGGAGCAATTCACCTGCATCCCCGACGTACCAGGGGGAGTGCTAAGCGACTTCATCGGTGACGCAGGGGAAGGTACTTTCAGGGCCGCCCCTGCGATGGTAGACCTCGTAAAATCTATTCTCATCGACGAGGACGTGCCACGTTTTGAGAGGCTGATCCGCTCCAAAACAGTCATGGTCCCGCTCGAAACTTTGATTGAAGTAGTGGCCTGGCTAGTGGAGCAATATACCGGCCGCCCTACCATGCGGCCCTCGCCATCGGTGCCTGGGCCGTCAGCAATGGAGCCTACGTCGAAGGGCGCTGTATCCGCGACGGCTTCGACGTAGGCGCTTTGCCGATGCGCAAATTCTGTAACGTCGTCTATTCGATGATCGTCGATGATGCTGATGGGATGGTCAATAAGTCAGATGTCCGACGCAAAATCGACGAGGCGCTTGAGAGGCTGGCTCCTGACCCTGAGAAATGGGGGGTAGGCGCTAAAGCTGCTCAGGAGCAAGCGAACCTGATGAACCTCATGGGGTAGAGAGTAGAATCTCCCATATGCTGGTAATTTCTGGGAACTCCTAAGTGGCAATAAGCGTTGGTGGCGTCGAGGTCGATGTTGATGCGAATACCGATGATCTAAGGCCCCAGTTAGAGGCAGGGCTCCAGACCGCTAAGCAAGGCTTGCAAGCCGTCATCGACGCGATAGCCGACTCTAGTGGACTCACGGAGAGCCTGAAATTAGCGGCTGCCACTGCTGCTGAAAGAGCTGGGGGCGAGGATGTTGAGTTTGATGCTGTCATCGAGGGTGAAGCGGGAGTAAAGGCCAAGGCCAAGGTGCTTGCGGCTGAGGCCGGAGGGGACATCAAGTTCAAGGCCAACCTTGAAGGCGGGGATCGGGTTGAGGGGGGGCTTCGCAGGCTAAGCGATTCCGCCAAAAAAGCAGGTGGAGGCAGCGACGACCTAACGACTAAGGTCAGAGGACTAGGCCGAACCCTAGCGTCACTTAACACCATCGTGCGCTCGATTGGCTTCGGAGCAATCGCCGGTTCCATCGCCCCGGCCATTTCAGGAGTAATCGCCCTCGCCGGGGGCGTAGTCCAGCTTATTGCGGAACTTTCTCGGATGATCCCATTGCTGGCTGTCCTGCCGCAGTTGGGGTCTGCCGTGGCTCAGGTGTTTGGCGTTATCAATCTGGCGTCCATCGGCGTTGGGGATGCGCTGAAGTTTGCACGTGAAGGCGGCGAGAAGTTCGATGAAGCGTTGGCGAAACTCCCACCTGCTGCCAGGTCATTTGTTCTGACCTTGCGGGACTTGATCCCCAAGCTGGATGAGCTTCGAAACGTCGCAGCGGCGGGGCTTTTCCCTGGAGTTGAAGATGCCGTCAAAAGACTAAGCACGACGCTGTTTCCAATCCTTCGTGACATCACCAAAAGCACCGCCGAAGCATTGGGGGACTTGGCAAAGCGGGGCGGGGAACTTGCAACCTCCGGTCCATTCGCCGCCGACTTCAAAGCGGTCGGGGAATCCAATGTCAGGATCATCAAGGACTTAGGAACGTCCGGGTTGAATTTCGCAGATGTGCTTCGGAACATCGTCGCCGCAGCCGCTCCGGTGCTAGAGGCACTAGTTGGGCTGCTGGTCCCGTACTCCGAACTCATCAAAGCCAACTTTGAAGCGTCCAGAAGCTCAGGCGAGCTTCAAAGAACCATCCAGGCGGCGGCCGACACATTCCTCACGGTTATCCAGATCATCGGCAACCTCGTCAGAGGATTGTGGGAAATCGGCCAAGTGGCCGGTGGGACTTTGCTCACTTCGCTGTCAGCGCTTAGCGAGCGGTTCAAGGACTTTACTCAGTCTGCCGAGGGAGTAGAAAAGATCAAAGGATTCTTCGAGGGGATTAAGCCAATCCTGTCCGCTCTAGGTGGCCTGATAGGCGACGTGTTCAAGCAACTCGGACTCATCGGCGAAGCGGGTAGCGGCCCCCTGTTGGTTTTCATCCAGCAAATCAGAGACATTTTGCCAGCCTTTTTGCCGATCCTTAGTCTTTTCACGTCAGTCAAAGACGCCTTCTTTGCTTTCTTGGTTCCGCTCATCCAGGTGGCCGGGACAATAGCAAACGCGCTCTTGCCGGTGATTCAGGAATTGACCCCGCTGTTTAAACAATTGGGCGAGTTCATCGGGGGATTGATGTTGGAGGCGTTCGCAGCGTTGCAACCGATACTGCCTATTCTCGTAACTGCTGTTCAAGCGTTGTTCAACGCATTCGCTCCGCTGATCCCGCTGGTAGGTACTTTGTTGACGCCGATCATCGAAGCGCTTATTCCTATTATCGAAACTCTGGCTCCGATCATCGGCGAGGTAGCTAGGATTTTGGCGGACGTGTTCGGACAAGCTCTTACTCTGGTGGCCCCGCTCCTTGTGGATTTGGTCAAGATAGTGGCCGAGATTGTCAAGCAAATAGCGCCGTTTATTCCTCAACTGGTCGAGGTTGCAGGGCTGCTTATCGGGGCATTGTCTGGCGCTCTGATTGAGGTGGTAAGGGCTCTGCTCCCGATGCTTCCGCTGCTCGGTGATTTGATCGTAGAGCTGCTGCCTGTTTTGATCCCGCTGGTAGAGAAAGTGGCAGCGGCGATAGTGCTTCTCACGCCCCTTTTCATAGCCCTAGCCAAGGCTGTTGCTGAGGACGTGATAAACGCCATCCAGTTCGCAATCAAGGTTATTAAAACCATTGGCGAAACAATCGAGATTGTCATTGAGTTCATAGACGACATCGTTTCTGCGTTTGAAAAATTCATCAAAAAACTCAAGGAGTTTGGCGATAAATTGCCCGACTTCCTGCGCCCCGGCTCACCGACCCCGTTCGAGATAGCGATGCTGGGAATTGCGAGCGCGCTCGATGAGGTCACCAAATCAATGAGCGGGACGGTACGCGCTGCATCCAAGCTAGACATTCCGGCTCTCAGGCAACTAGCAGATGCCGAGGCCCTAACGTCTCTGAATAAACTTGGCGTAACCGGACCTAACGTCACCCAGTTAACTCTCTCCCCAGGAGCCATTCAGATCAACTCAGAGTTCGGAATAGGCACCAATGCCGGGGACGTTACCGACGCCATGACGGAGATCGTAAAAGGCGAGTTGACGGACGCATTTAGAAAGATCGTGGAGCAGAGCCGAGCCGGGGTCAGCTAAGTGGCGACAGTTGAACTACTGGTTGATTCTTTCGGAACCGACCCTGCTAGCAACCCGGGGTTATGGGTGCCAGTTGGCGGAACGGTTGTTGCTTGTTTGAGCGATGCGTCAGACGCCACCTACGTTGAGCAGCAACAGGACAACAACACGGCTGGCTTCAGGGTCGGTTTCGCTGATTACACCATTCCGTCCAATGCTCAGATTCGCTCAGTCCAGACCAGCATCAGAGCAGGGCAAAGCGTGTGGAACCCTCAGACTTTGAGATCGACTATGGGCACAGTCGGGACCATCCTTGAGCACTTCGAGGATTACGTAATTACAACCAGCGTGCAAGCCGTTACGGGAACCGCCGAACCAGACCCCAACTCTGGGCGGCTTTGGTTTCAAGACGAAATAAATCTTGTAACCGTCGCTTTCTCCTCAAGCCCTGATTCTCCCGCCAACTCACGGGGTATGCGAATTATGCGGGCAAGCCTTCTTGTCGTGGTGAACATGGCTCCATCCGTGTCAATGACCGGCCCGGCGGGAGTAGTTTCAACCACTTCCCATCCGGTGGTGACGTGGACCTATTCAGATGCCGAGGGAGACGCTCAGGAGCGTTACCGGATCAGGGTGTTCAACTCCGCTCAGTATCTAGCCGGTGGCTTTGACCCAGCGAAGTCAGATGCAGTTTGGGATTCGGAGGAAGCCTTTTCGAGCGGAACCTCAAGAGCAATCAATCCGATTGTTTTGGGCGATACCAATGCGCCGGTCCTGTACCGGGCCTATGGGTCGGTGGCCGATCTGGGGTCGAAGGGGCGTTTTTCCTATTGGAGCCCGTTCGCCTCGTGGAGCCAAGCCGTGGCCTCGCCTGGCCCCCCTACTCTTGTAGCGTCGGCGGATACGCCTAACAATCGAGTCGCGCTGACGCTTGTTGCTACGGGGCTGCTGGTAAGCACCACATCTATCATTGTGCAACGCTCAGACGATTCTGGGGCCTCTTGGCGGGATGTGGTGAGATGCTCGCCTGGCACTTGCTACGACTACTCAGCCCCTCGAAACGGCTCTCCGCTGCTCTACCGGGCCCGTGCAATTCACAACGACGGCACTACCTACTCAGAATCGGCTTATAGCGCCCCCGTGCCAGTAACGCTAGCGTCTGATGGCTCGGCGTGGCTAAAGTCCTTCAGCAACCCGGGGCTCAATACGCGCCTGTGTCTGTCTACGCATGAGTTTTCGTCCAAGTCAGAGGAATCACAAGGCGTGTTTCTGGCGCTAGGCCGCCCCGCTCCCGTAATCAACGGAGGCCAGATCAGCAAAGAGGTTTTCGATTCAATTCCCTTCGCATTTCTAAACGATGCCCAATACAACGCCTTCGAGGCTTTGAGAGCAACGAAGGAGCCGCTGCTTCTTCAGACTTGCTACGGAGATTCCCGGCAAGAGCAGTACGTGATCCGGCTTTTATCCCCCAGGAGCCGGACTGTCGTGACTGTTCTAAATCGACGCCAGGGACAGCTAAGAACGACGGATATTGCAGCGGTGGAGGTGGCTTACCCTGCCGTCTAACTGGGATGCCGCCCGCTGGGACATTGACGTTTGGGACGATCTATCCTCCGCCGTCTTTCTTCGGAGCCCCGGCAATCCGGCTTTAGATATGCAACTTTGTCTCGCCACCCACGAATTCTCATCGGAGTCAGCCGAGGATTTGAAGATTCGATCAGTGGTCGACAGCCAGTATCCGCTTGTTAGGCCGGGCACAATTCGCAAAGAAACCTATTCCACGATCCCCTTCGTTTTCCGCAACGACGCCGAATGGTTTGCCTTCGAACGGCTTAGGCTTCTAGGTACAAAACTGAAGTTTGAGACTTGCTATGGGGAAACTCATTCGGATATTCAATATCTGCGTTTTGGACAGCGGCAAGTAACCCGCCTAACTTCCGGCATGATGAGCGCCGGGCAAATCCGGCTAGTCGAAGTGAGCGCGCTGGAAGTCGCTCCTCTCTAATGCCCAACCATTTCCCAACCGAAAGGCTAAACTGAATCATGACTTACACCGATCCCGCAACCGTCCACGATCCCGCCGGAGGTCTAATCATTCCGTCAGCCTGGGGCGATGTATTGAACCAAGACCTTCAGGATCACGAAGCTAGACTTATTTCGGAAGCCTCAGCGCGAGCAGCAGCACTCGCCGCGCACGAAGCCGATACAACGCTTGTTCACGGGATCACCGACACCGCAGACCTGGCCCATAAGTCCGGGGCTGAAACCATGACCGGCCTAAAGATCTTCTCAGGCGGACTCGCTCTGCCTGGGTACACGAAAGCCGGACTTCCCGCCGCAGGGAACGTAGGACGGCTGGCTAGGGTCACGAATGAAGTGCGAGGCGTCTGGATGGACCAGGGGAGCCAGTGGTTTGGCCTTAACGGCGAAGTTGTCAATGCTAAGGAGTTTGGGGTGGTCGTGAATAGTGCCGGTGCGGCGGCTGCTAATACTACTGCTCTTAATAACGCTTTAGCCCAGGCAACCGTCGGCGGCAAGGGAACTGTTTTGTTGCCTCCTGGAATTATTTATTGGGACGGTTTGGTCAACATACCTCAGGGGGTTTCCCTAGTTGGTATGGGGATAGCTGCGACTGTCTTTTTAGCGACAGCTAGTGCTAGCCAAATCCGATTTGGCGATGGTGGAGGGACAACCGTTGCCGAAAATTATTTTGGATGGGCTGGTCATTTTTATGTCAATGGAAACTCCATAGCAACCAACGGTCTGTTTATTGGGTTGAGTATTCACAGGGTCTTTCATGACATTCGGAGCGCCAATTCGGTAGGTGATGGAATTCGCATTGAACAAGCGCAGAACTGTCTCTTTAGCCAAATATTTGCAGACCAAAACGGCGGTTCGGGGGTCGTTTTAGATTACGGAGCGGGCGGTCACGCTTTTTATAAGTGTGAGTTCTACAAAAATGGCTATGCCAATGGAAGGTCCACGTATAGCGGGGCAAACACAGGAGGTGGCTACACCTCCACGAAGCACAATCTATTTTCTCAATGTCTTTTTGAGGGGACGAAAGCCACAACAGTTGCTTGTTTTGACCAGGGAGCAGGCGAACGCCTTACTTTTGACCAATGTCATTTCACGTTGTTTGGGGGAACGCAAGGCCACGCTGATTTATATGGCACTAACATCCCTGTTTATCGGCAGTGGAAAGAACACGCTGACGTAGCAGCCGTGTCTAATGGCGCACATTTCAAAGGCGGCACTTGGTTTTACGGTTCAAAGCCCAGCGTAGGAGTGGTCTACAAGGGCATCGGGTTAGATATTTCATCTTCTCCAAGTGCTCTAGCCGCCAATTGCGTACTAGACGACGGTACTGTCATTGCTAACTGCAACGTAGCAGTGAAAGCCGCAGACAATTCGATAGTCAATGAAACTGGTCAAGTTTTCAAAATAGACAACACCACTAGGTTCGCTGCTCAAACTGGAAGCACCGTCACCGAGGGGGACACATGCAAGGCACGTCACGGGTATGGGCATTTTGTTGGCGTAGACCCTACCGACGTTGTTGTGAAAATAGATAGGGCCGCCGGACAAATGGTTGATATGCTCCAATTTAGAGCCAGTGATGGAGGCTTACTCTCACAGATTTCAAACTCAGGGTCATTTGTTTCGTCGTTGGGCGGCGTATTTGTAGGCGATGCCATACAAGGAATTAGAGCCCAACTGTCGGGACGAGGAACGGCGGCGGCCCCTGCCTTTACGTTTTCCAATGACCCTGATTGTGGGATGTGGTCACCGGGAGGCAATCTACTTGCATTCTCGGCGGGCGGCGTCGAAAGCTTACGGCTTGCACTTAATCTAATAACACTTGCGGACGCACAAGACCTTGCGCTCGGTTCCACCACGGGAACGAAGATAGGGACAGCCACCACTCAGAAACTAGGGTTCTTCAACAAAACTCCGGTGGTACAACCCGCCGCAATCCTTACCCCTCCTGCCCCTTCAGTTACTTACATCCAGGCTGAGGCGGCAGCTATGAAAACCGCCGTAGATGCTATTCGGACCACTTTGATTAACCTGGGACTGACCGCCTAATGGACGGACTCCTACATCTTTTGAACCTGGCGGGATTAACCATCCAGCAACTTCAGCAACAAGTAGCTCAGTTGGAGCACCAGATACAGATGCTCGCAAATAAACCCCCATTGGAGGAAGCCCCATCGACAGACTCCTAAGAGACACCCCGGCCACATTAGAGCGCAAGGTACGCGACGCCGCCCAGGCGCTGGTGGATAATATCGCGAATTAAATGCTCTCTCGAAGCGCAGCCTATGACGCAGCGGTAAAAGCCGGTGCCCGCCCGATAACCAAAGTTGATGTCATCCAGGGCTTCAAGGTTCAAAAGCAGAACCTCAGTTTGGTTGAGGGGTCGATTTCGGTGGACAACAACGCCGCCCACCAAAGAAGCCTGCAATGCACCATTGCCGATCCCGACCGAAGCCTAAAGCCGAGCGATCCCCCAGCCAGAACCGATCTCATCACGCCGTTCGGCAATGAGCTTGCGATCTCGATGGGCTACGAGGGAACAGAGATGCTACCCGTAGGGATTTTCAGGATTAAGGAAACCACCGACCTCGACGGAGCGTTTGAAATCAGCGCATCCGACCGTTCCGACTACGTTGAGAATGCGCTGTTTGAAAGGCCCTATGCCCTGCGCACCGGGTGGAGGATTATTGATGCGCTGCGCACCATCATCGGCGACAGATACCCAGGCATCCAGTTTGACGTTCAGAGCACCTCGATGTCCAAAACGGAGGAGCGGCCGCTGATGTACTACGACGGCGTGCCACAGGGCGACCCGACACCGCTAGTCGTTTTCCAAGAGGGCTCCTCGTCGGGCAGTCCGTGGAAAGTCTGCCAAGAGCTTGCGGCGAGATTCAATCTGCAAGTGTTCTTCGGGCCCTCCGGTCTGGTGGTAATCCGCGACACGCCGACTATCGCTTCACCTTTGGCCTGGACCTACACCGTAGGGGCGGACGCGATACTAACCAGCGCCTCCAATAAACTCTCAAGCCAAGACGTGAAGAACATCGCCTGGGCCTTCTCCGAGGGCTCAACGGTGCCCGATCCCCTCAAAGCCACCGCTGAGGTAACCACGCCTTCATCGGTGCTCTACCCCGGCGGCGACCTGGGACGGCGGCCATCATTCGTGCGCTTCGCCTTCGCAGACCAAGCAGCCGCACAAGCCGCAGCTAATGCCGAGCTTGCGAAGATGCGCGGGGGGATACGCACTCTCGGCTTCTCCGCTGTTCCCCATCCGGCGCATGAGGGCGGCGACGTGGTAAGAGTAGTGGTACCAGAGATCGGACTGGACCAAACCACCATCGCAATCGGATTTGCACCGTTAGACTTGAAACTAGCGACCCCTGCTTCTTTCTCAACATCGAGGGCCGACACGTGAGCCTAGACCCGATTCAAAACTTCTCCCGCCAGCTAGCCCAGCGGGTGCAAGAACCTATACAGGACCCCGTTAAGCCGCTTAACCGTCGCGTAGCCAAAGTGATAGGCGTAAACAGCGGAAACCCACCGAGCGTCAACATTCACCTAAACGGCTCAGATATTCCGTCCGTCAGGATTCTAAAGGGCTACATCCCAACCGTGGGCGACACAGCAGTCGTGGAGTTTTCAGGAACCGACCCGCTGGTTATCGGGGCGCTGGCTGACACACTTGACCTTGACCTTTGCTGGGACTTCGGAGCCCTGCCGGGGTACTTGTGTCTGGATGACGTGGCGGGGGTGACGAGTATTCGTGGATTCTCCTCAAAAGTAACTCTCACCGTTCCAAACGGTGGTGCACTTACGTTGGACACAACTCAATCCCTCCTTGGCTACGTCTCATCCGGCGCTTTCCAGGCTACTGCTTCGACCATCAGGCTGTATTGGGGCAGCGCTACTCAGGCTGTTATAGAGGTCAAATCTGACAGGGCGCTTATGACCTACGGCGGCGAAAATGGAGCACGGTTTATAGCTCAATCTGGATTCGTACAGATGGACACCGGCGGTGGGGGTAGTGGTTCCGTCAGGGTCATACCAAGTCTCATTCGAGCAGGATGGACCAGCGGCACCGCGATTAATATTTTCACCGACAGACAAGACTTTTATGTCAATAATGTGCACAGAGCATATATTGACTCAACGTCTTCTGTCCTTCAGTCGGGCAGCGGCCTCGTCCGCGCTACTACTACTGACGCTCTTTTGTGGTTCGACAATAGCTACTTTCAGGCGGTTCAAAGCAATCTACGTCTCGTTGCTGGTGGGGTCGAAACCGCCACTTGCAACTCCTCAAGCTGGGTCTTCAGAGTTTCGATGAACATCGACGCTCAGACCAACTTCTTAGGCCATCGCGTTCTACTTAACGGAACGGCTTTGGAAATCGGCTACATCGCAGGGTTTGGAGTTGCTTACGGCAATTTCAACGGCCTGTCATCACAGCCTGGAGTCGTAATGGTTTCGCAAACCTTCGATACTCAGGTGCGAATAGATGGCAGTTTTAGTCAATACACTCGGTTTAGAAATTACACATCAAGCGGCGATACAGACATAGGTTACAGAACCGCTTATCCATCGTCGGATTCCAGCCTCAAGACGGCAATCGCAACCATTGATTCGAGCAGGCTTTTGCGTGGGATAAAGATGAACCCCGCCAAACATTTCACGTTTATTGACGACCCCCTCAGCATCCCCCAGATTGGGATTATGGCCGACGCTCTGACCCTTCCCACGGAGCTAAGGCGGATTTTGACCTCTCCTTCTTCGAGCGTAATAGGCTTGCTGCCTGACGGAACGAGTAGCATGACCGATGGCCCCATGACCGATGTGGCTTACCTCAACTTCAACGCCCAAGTCGGCTGGCTCTGGGAATCCATGCGCCACCTAATCAGCCTTCTTGAAGCGGAGAATATAATCACCGTCCCAGCGTCATAGAAAGGAACCCATGCCAGAGCCTCAGCAACAGCAAGTAGGGATTGACCCAGGAGCAGTTCTGAATCAATTGCAGCAAATCGCCGGAAGGTCAGAGGTGGTTCAGTTAGCTTTGGAATCCGCCATCAAGGGCGCAGCGGCCGAACAGTTGCAAGCGCAATTAGCGGAGTCCGAAAACCTTGTGGCAGCCCAAGCTAAGGAATTGGCGGAAATGCGCGACGCCGGTAAACCGAAGCCCTAGCTAGATTTTAAGTAGACTAGAAACTTCAACCGAGCAAAGGAGAATACAAAATGGGTTGTTGTGGAGAACCGACACCAGAACCGACACCAGAACCGCCAGCGCCACCCCCGCCGCCGCCGCCGGAGCCGGAACCAGCCCCCCTCGCAACATAGGTTGTTGCGACTTACTTCCTAGTGTGCTAAGGTCAGTCTATGACAACGACGTTTAAGGAGTTGCGCCAGGATCGGGGGTTGACCATCGAGGCCGTCGCATTGATAGCCGGGGTGGACAAAGCAACGATCTCACGTATCGAACGCGGGCTATCGTCCGCGCAATCCGGGACAGTAGTGAAGCTGGCTAAGGGGCTAGGGCTCTCAGTAGGTCGGCTGGTTTTGCTGCTAAAAAATACAGGAGAAACGACAAATGGAGCGGGAGAGCAAGCCGAAGGCTGACCAATCTATATGGGAGGCGCTAGCGGACAAAAAGCCGCCAAGCGCCGTCCAGGTCCGGCGAGAGCAGATCAGCCAAGTATTCTCAATGGTCTTGACGCTATGTCTGGTCGTAGTTGTTGTGGCTAGCACCATCCGGTTCGTCATGTGGGTGTTCGGTGGCTAGACCCTTACCCGATAGGGTTCAGACAAAAGCCGTCGGGGTAACCTTTAACCCAGACTACCCGGCCAACCTGCACTATCTGGCCGAATTGCAACGGCAAGGCCCCGCGACCAATGCACCCCTAGAGGCTTCGCTTGTAAGGGAACCAGAAAATCCTTACGACCCCAACGCTATTAAGGTGTTTACCAACGGTCGTTTTATCGGGCATCTGCCGAGAGCTATTGCCGCACGCATGGCCCCGGAGATCGACGCAGGCACTGCTTGGACGGCTGTTGTTGGGGAAATTGTGTTTCTCCCCGACAAGCCTGAACAGCCCGGAGCGTGGATTGTCTGCACTCGCATCAGGGCACTTGCCGAGGGCACCCCGTGAGCGAGCGAGAGTGGAATTACGATTGGATCGACACGCCTATCGGCGATGGCCCCGAATGCACCGCGTGCGAAGGGTTTGGTCACGTCGAAGATGAATCGGCTTGCAGCGACGACGAGTGCTGTTGCCCCGTTAGAGCATGCCCTGTTTGTCAGGGATGGGGAACACTTGAGGTCGCCCCATGAGCGAGCGCTTCTACCCGATCCTTGTCCAGGACCCCACCGCCGCTGAGACTGACATGCAGGCGATCAAAGGACTTGTCGAGCGCGGGGCACTAACCAAAATCTACGACGCCCCATCGGTGACGACTATTACTCCAATGCTCGCCACCGGCCCCGGCATGACCATTTCGGCGGTTAACCTCACCAAAGAGGGCAAAAACTACAGGAAAGAATGGGACGTGGCCGCCGACAAGGGGACGGCTATCCATAAGATTGCGGAGAAGCTGTACGAGATCGAGGAGGTAGATACCTATCCCGAAGAACTCCGCGGCTTTGTCACCGCCCTTATCGCTTGGCGCGACAGATGGAAGCCGGTGGAGGTCACCAACGAATTCGTGATCTGCGGTTTCGGCTCGAATCCTCCATCGACGATCTTCGCCGGGCGAGCGGACAAGACGGTCGATGTTTACCCTCCGACCAGAGACGGCAAGAACTTCGTCGAATTGCAAACGACCAAGCCAAGCCGAGTACTTCTTGATTTCAAAACGTTGGGCAAACCCAAGCACCTAAAAGACTATCCAAAAGGCTTCCTCGGCAACCAGATTGAATTGGTCGCACGCGCTATGGCGATGCCAGAGGGGTCGGTTGATGTATGCGGGCTGGTCCGGCTAGCGTCCGATGGGCAGCAACAAACGACCTGGATTAACAAGTGGGAATGGCCCCCCCTGTACGACTGCTTTTTACGATGCCTGACTGAGTACGAATTTAGACGCACGGACAAATGGAATTGACCCCCGAGACAGGAGAGAAGATGAGCAATGAGCTAGCAGTGCGGCAAGACGGCGGCGAGTTAACCCAGCAAGATGTCGAGACGATCAAAGCAACTCTGGCTAAAGGCACCACGGATTCAGAGCTAAAACTGTTTCTGGCAATGGCACGAGAGCTTGGCCTGAACCCGTTTGGCAACCACCTCTATGCGATCAAGTTTTGGGACTCCGAGGCCAAGCGGTACGCGATGGCCCCGATGGTCAGCACCGATGGCCTGCTCTCGATCGCTGAGCGCAGCGGCGAATACAAAGGGATGCTTGGGCCGCTCTACACGGCGGACGGCAAGGAATGGACGGACACCTGGCTGGAAGATAAAGCTCCGGCTGCGGCAAAGGTCGGCGTCCTTCGTACCGGCTTTGCTGAGCCGCTATGGGGCGTCGCCACCTGGAAGTCGTATTGCCAGAAACTCAAAGACGGTAGCCCGCGGGCCTTATGGAAAACGATGCCAGACTTCATGCTCGGCAAGGCTGCGATCCGGCTAGCGATCAAGCGGGCATTTCCCATCCAGACCGGCACCGACTATCCCGAACCAGAGGCCGGACAGGTAGTCATTGATGAGGCGATCACACCGGCGCAGTTGAAGGCGCTACACACTCTCGCTGGCTTGCTTGGTTGGGACGCCGACCGCCGCCACAAGGAGGCAGGAGCCGAGTCGTTTAAGGACTTGACCAAGGGCGAGGCGTCGGTGTTGGCCGATCTGTGGGCGGCTAAAATAGATGCGCCGCAACTTGAGGCAGCGCCTGAAATGGCAGAGGAGGACGAGGAGGTTGTTGATCTGTGGGAAGGAGAACTCACCGAATCCCCTCCGGCTGCGGAGCCAGCCAAAGACGGCGCAATATCGCTTGAGAAACTCCAGGAGCTTATTAAAGATATGGGCTGGACTACAGCCAAGACAATGGCCCGGACGTTCAAATTGGCGGGCGATGCCGAGATCGGGAACCTTGACGATGGGCAACGGGCCAAAGCCTACGCCCTGTGGATGGCCGATGATGGTCCATGTTGGGTCGGCGATAATGATGGGCAACAATGCACCCTGCGTGGTACTCACGAGGAGCACAACTTCGGTGGAAAGAAGCCAGAATGATGGCACCTAGAGGTCTAAACCGCCAGCGGCTTTGCCCCGGCTGCGGGTATCGGTATCAATTCAAAAACGGTTTCTGCGCTGAGTGCAATCCAGCGGGTGTCGATCCCCAAAATGTTAAAGAACGCAAAAACAAACGAATCTCTCGTCTATCAAAGGAGCAGTCAGCATGACCGTCGAATGTGATCCAGAGACGAAGCAAACACCCAGAACAGTCACGGACAGGCTTAACAAGCGCTCTGAGCGCCTACGGAAAGGGAAGGTGAGTGTTAAATGTCGAGTATGCGGGGATATCGTTCGCCCTTCAATCGCGGCAAATTCGTTCGCCGCTGAACTCCGTGGTCATTTTTGGGAGAGGCACCCTGAGCTTATGGAGGGCGTATCAAAGTGACCGCCGCCCTGGCCGCACGAGCAGGGTTGGACGATAAGATTCAGCCCCCTCCACGTCGGCACTTGCAGCCGGGAGCGGAACTGCGCAATCAATACGGAGTCTGGGCTGTTGGGACACCAGAAGAAAGACGGATTCTTCAACGGGAGCGCCTGCGCCGAGGGAAGCAATCAAGAGCCACCCGGCTAAAAGCTGATCCTTCCTTAGCTCCGCACGGCGAACTCAGTACCTACACGAATTGGCTATGTAGGTGTCGTGCCTGTTCGGATGCTTTCAATGCTTACAAAAGGGAATATCGGGCCACGAAGGCCGCCATGCGTGGCACTCAGCCCTGGCCGGAGTGTGGCCGATGACCGTCGCCAAAGTCCTTGAGAAGGCCGCTACCAAGGTTGGGCAGGGCTGGACCCGTGGGGCTAGTGCTAGAGACGTCAACGGGGCTGTAACTAACTCGCCGTCGGAAGCCGTCTCCTGGTGCCTTTTGGGAGCGGTAGATGCCTCCACTAGTAGTAGTCGTTTGGCTGATCTCGCTATGTCCGCAGTCGAGAAGATTCTCGGTGAGGACCCGATGTGCTGGAACGACTCCGTAGCCAAGAACAAAAGACAAGTGGCCTCAGTCCTTCGCAAAGCAGCTAAGGCAGCCGCGTGAACGTCCTAGTACTCCTAACCCTTCTCGCCGCCATCGTCTACATCGGCATCGGCTGTTGGAGATTGCCTCCGGTTGAAGACGTTGAGTTCGACCCGGAGGACGGCGAATGAGCGTTGAGCCCGGAGGGTTGCGGGGAAGTCATTCTCCGGGCTCTGCATTTTCGGATGGTGAGGTGGTACGCCTAATCCCTTTGGCCGCTGTCGCCTTGCCGTCCGGAACATCCTTATGAAAACGTCCTGCAAAGATTGCGGTCGCGAGTGGAGCGGCTACGCAGAATGTCATTGCAGAAAATGCCACGTTCATTTCGGCGGTGTCTCCGGCTTCGATGCTCATTTCAACAAGGGATCATGTGCAACGCCGCCGACTTTCAACAAGGACGGCAAGCCACTCTTCCATTTGCTCGATAAAAAGTACGGCAAGACTTGGTGCGGCGTAGTGCAGCATCCGTTTTCCGACCCCAAAGTGTCACCAAAGCCGAGAGTAAAGGCTGAGTCGGTATGAATCTACCCAAACCCGTCAGATATCTCGATCCTGCCACCGATGAACAGGGCCAACCCCGACATTGCCGACGGATTGAATTGATCCCCAAGGTTGAATGGACGCCACCGGACCCCCCAGCGGTGGCGTCCATTGAGCCCAGTGGATCGCGAGAGATTCTCGGGGAAGCGGATTTCGAACCGACCCGCTGGGCTCACCAATGAACCGCCCCTCAATCCCCGAAAGGAAAAAGACCGATGCCTGAAACCGACAACACAACCGTAACCATCACAGCCGATGGTCGTACGTCCGGCCCGATGGAGTTTGATGAATTTACCGAGAACGTCGTCGAGAACGTCGCTCAGATGACTTTCGAAGCGGAACTAAACGTTTTGGGCAAGACCCAGCTAACTGGTTTGACCAAACTCAAACGGGGCCAGTGGGTCAAAGGAACGTTTGAGGCGCAAGTTGTAAAGACGTACTTTGAGCCCCATCCGAAGCTGGGGAGAGTACGGGTAAATCACCTTGTGGCAGTGACGGCCGTTGTGACGGAAACGCTCTAGTCCGGTGTCAGTCGTTTTCGCAAATCCCACCGAAAAGCAATTCCAGCTTGCGGTAATTGAGCTAGCGAAACTCTGTGGCTGGCTTGTTCACGCCGAGAGGCCGGCCAGAACCGCTACCGGGTGGCGGACCCCGATTCAGGGCGACGCCGGGTTCCCTGATGTGGTTTTCGTAAAGCCCGGCACTAACGACGACACCGGCAGGATCATCTTCGCCGAGCTAAAAACAGTAACCGGCAAGGCTTCTGTCGCTCAGCGAATCTGGCTCAAAGCTCTCGACGATTGCATCGACGTACACGCCTACATTTGGACCCCAAATGACTGGGACGAGATCGCCAAGGAACTGACTTCTTGACCGTGTGCGACATTTGCGGTTGCCCAAACCCCTCCCGCTACGACGTAGCGCGAATGGAGGCTGAATACACGCCGAGTGTCATGCAAATCGATCTTTGCCTTGACTGTGCGACACGTCTGGTCAAGGGCCAGTTCGGGGCGTTATCGGATAAACAATTCCTAAAGCGCTGCGAAAAAAAACTGCGGGTCGTTGGGGATCAAACATGATGACCGGCGGCAAAAGATGATCCACACCCCTCTCGGCTGGCGTCGTGAATCCGACTTTATCGGCACTCAGTGGCAGAACGACGCGCTCTGTAAAGATCACCCCAACCCCGATCTGTGGCATCCCGAATCCAAGACGCCATCCGCCCAGGCCATCCAGATTTGCCACCAGTGCCCTGTCCGTCAACCGTGTCTGGAATATGCCTTGAAGCACCGTGAGACTGGCATTTGGGGCGCGTGTCACTTGACCGACGCAGACTCCCGGCGTGCGGCGCTTAAGGGGGCAATGGCGTGATTGTCCGCGGTAACGCCCTACAAATCCCCCTGGCTGACGAATCCTGCGATTTGATCGTGAGCTCTCCGCCTTATTGGTCTTTAAGGGCTTACCAGGACAACGGAGAGAGCCTAGAAGGCCAGCTAGGGAGCGAGGAGACGCCGCAAGCCTTCATCGACAATCTGATGTTGGTTATGGCTGAGTGCTGGCGAGTGTTGAAGCCGTCTGGTAGCTGCTTCATAAATTTAGGAGACAAATTTTCCAACAGTGGCGGGCACAACAACGCTACGCTTGGTGTTCCGCACGTAGGTGCTTCGCCGAAATCCACCTTGAATAACGGGGGTGGTCGAAAAATGAAGGCATTAGCCGAAGCAGAGCGTGTCGGGTTACAACAAGCCACCCGCCGCAACGCCCCTGACCGCTACAACCAGAACTCGGGCGGCATCAGAGCCAAGAGTTTGATGGGCCTACCCTGGCGCTTCGCCATAGCCTGCATCGACGCGGGGTGGATTCTGCGCTCGGAGATAATATTTTCCAAGTTGAACGGTTTGCCTGAAAGCGTGGTTGACCGCGTAAGACGCAGCCACGAACAGATATTTCACCTAACCAAGCAGGGCAAATACTTCGCCAGTGTCGATGAGATTAGGACCAAGAAATCGGGTAGTATTACCAAATGGAATGGAGACAGCGTTTCCTGTCAAAGGTGCGGTTTGCCGAGGGCGATGGATGTTGGGAATGGCTCGCCGGAAAGACCCCCGAAGGGTACGGAAAGTTCTGGCTCAACGGGCGTACAGAGCTTGCTCACAGGCTCGCACATGAACTCTGGATCGGACCAATCCCCGCTGGACTTCAAATCGACCATCTATGCAGAAACAGAGGATGCGTCCGGCATATCGAAGCCGTCACAGTCAGAGAAAATCTCATGCGAGGAAACACTCTCGCCGCTGCCAACGCACGCAAAACCCATTGCTGCAATGGGCACGCATTCAACAAAACCAATACCTACCGAGTTCCAGACGGCAGCCGAATGTGCCGTGTGTGCATGCGAGCAAGCGACCGGCGGCTTTATTGGAGAAACAAGCTTAGGTAGTCTCCCAGGCTCAGTCTGGCAGATTCCAAGCGAACCGCTGATAGTGCCAGACTGGGCCACCGAGAAGTACAATCTGCCGTCACATTTTGCGGCATTTTGCCAAGAAATCCCCCGCCGCATAATCCTGGGCTGGTCGCCTAACGGGATATGCACCGTCTGCGGTGAAGGCAGAAGGCCGGTTGTGGATAAAAGCTACTTGAGCATTGGCGATAAGTTCAAGGGCGGTACAGAAACGGAAGGCCGACATAACAGCGGTAAACGCATGGGCGACGGCATAGAGGCCACCATCACCGGCTACGCCTGCGCCTGTCCAGACGACCAAGCGCTGACCCGACCGGCTGTGATACTCGACCCTTTCGGCGGCACCGGCACAACTGCCCTAGTCGCTGAAGCACTTGGACGCAAGGCAATCTCCCTGGATTTGAGCGCCGACTATTCGCGCTTGGCGAAGTGGAGGGTTGAATCGTCCGGGCACGGCAAGAAGGCTGAACAACGCACATGGCGCGAGAGACAAGGCGCGCTGATATGAGAACCTCAAGAACGCAGATAGCCAGTCAGCGGGTGGGCATTTGAACCCGTTCAAGGAGCTTCGCTGCCGTCTGTGCAAATCCCTAATCGACAACTTGAAGCTCAACGGTCTATGCCCGGAGTGTTGGGATCGGCGGCAGAACCGATGACCCCCGACCCCAAGGTACTTGAGGCGCTGGAAATGGCTTACAGATACTCGGACGATGGTGATGGCCCACCAAATCCCGTTGAAACTTTCTACACGGAGCGAGCACAGATAGTCCTTGATTTCCTGGCTGAACAGGGCTACGAAATAGCCAAAAGGCAGAAATTGGAGATGGTCGGCTACCTGAATCCAAATGGTGCCTATGTCCTACTCCGGCGACAAGGGGATGAATCCTTCGAGCCCGTCTACCGGAAGGTAATCAAATGACCGAAACCACCCGCCTCTACATCGTTCCTCTAACGCTCAAAGAGGCAAACGATTTCGTAGCCGTCCACCACCGGCACCATAAGCCAGTCGTAGGTCACAGATTCTCGATAGGGACGATGGATGAGGCTAACCAACTCCGAGGGGTTCTGATTGCTGGCCGCCCGGTCGCGAGAATGACCGATTGGCATACCACGCTCGAAGTGCTCAGGGTAGCTACCGATGGTTGCCGCAATGCTTGTTCGGTGCTTTATGGTGCAGCGAAACGGATCGCCCGGCACATGGGTTTTGAGCGCATCCTGACGTTCACGCTAGAAACGGAACTTGGAACCTCGCTCAAAGCCGCTGGATGGATTCAGACCGGGCAAACTGGCGGTGGCGAGTGGGGCCGACCATCAAGGGCGAGGGAAATCGTCGCTCCCATTACACCCAAGAGGCGCTGGGAATTAATCCTTAATCCGAGCAGGAGCAAAAAGGTAATCAAATGACCGACGACCAAAAGTTACTTGAGGCGCTGGCTGACGCAATCCTAGACGCCCCCGACATCGAGGACGACGTAGAGTACCACGCACACGGCGTCATTGAAAATCTCAAAAAACAAGGCTACGAGATAACCAACCCGGTTGCAGCGACTGTTCCGATGACGGTACTTGAGGCGCTGGGCAAAGCCGTACTGGTTGGCATTGTTAAAATCCAGCCCCCTGTGGGTGACGGGACAGGTCCGCAGTGCCTTGAATGGGGTGATTGCCAATCCATAGCGGAAATGATCCCTGAGCACATCTTGGAATGTCTGCAAAAGTTGGGCTACGAGATAACCAAGCCTGTGGAACTGGAACAGTGCGGTTGGCATCTCATTGACCATCCTGATGACTTTGCTCCTATGGGTAAGTGGCATTCGCCCGAGAACGATCCAGCCTGGGAGCCTGTTTTCCGCCGGGTGACCAAATGAGCCTAACCGGCAGGCCAATCGTACAAGGTGCCATCCGGGAAGAATGCGCCTGCGGCTGCGGCCTCACCGGAGCCGTCAGGGTAAAGGTAATGCGCGACGGCCTTCAACACGTCAAAGGTTGTCTCTGCAATCGGTGCTCAGGAGCACGCCACAAGCCACGAAGTAGACGCAGGGAGACCCCCTACCGTTTGTATTCTGTTGACGAATGCGGTAAGGACGGCTACCCCATGGCCTGGCACCAACTAAAGCATGAGGTTCGCAAGGTAGCTGGTAATCGCTGCCTTCGCTGCAAACATCCGTATCGAAACGGCGAACATGGCAAGGGCGAATGGACGGCCTGTAGTCGTGAGTGCGTCCATGAAGGCCCCGTGCGTTTCGGACTGCTTGACCACTACCGGGAGGCTCAATGGCGCATTCTGACCGTACACCACTTGGACGGCGACAAGCGTAATTGCCGATGGTGGAATCTTTTGGCTTTATGTCAGCGCTGCCACTTGAGTATTCAAGGGAAGGTGAACCCGGCGCAAACGTACCCGTGGGAGCACTCCGAATGGTTCAAGCCCTACGCCGCTGGCCTCTACGCCCACTCTTATTTGGGTGAAGACCTAACCCGCAAGCAAGTCGAAGCCCGCCTGGACGAGCTCCTGGCGTTGGAGCGGGTTTCCGCGTGATCGTATGAGCACCCTAACCGTTCAAAAACTCTGCCCCAATTGTTCAGCCAAGACAAGGCGGACCTATTCATGGCGGGAGCCTGCGCTACTAAGACACGGCGGCTACGGGGCTACTCTGCACGTTTCGGTAACCGTCTGCGGAGAGTGTGGTTTGAAGCTGGGGACGGAGACGAGGGAGGAGGCACCATGACCGAAACCACCCACCTCGACAGCTTGGAGACAGGCATGCGAATCATAAAGGGCTGGATCGCTGTTCTGCACACTGAAAGAGGGCACATCATGGAAGCCCTCTTGGATGAGTGTTCCTGCCGAGAAGATGCTGAGGATGCTTTTTGCCGGATGGCAGCAGCGAAAGCGAGTAGGCCATGACCGAAGAATTACTAACCCGTTTGGAGAAGCTCGAAGCTGATGCGACTTGCTCTCCCTGGCATGTTACAAACAGCAATCGGGGTCACTGCGTAAATATTGGCAAGATGGAACTAGCTATTGAACTCGATTCAACCGACGCCGAATTAATAGCCGAAATGCGTAACGCCCTGCCTAAATTGCTGAGAGAGATACGGGAGCGCAGAACCATTGACCAAGCGGTTATCAAATCGTCATGGGGTGAGGAATGACTACCGAAACCACCCGCCGCGTAAAACGTGGAGAATCAGCCAAATGTCCCTGGTGCCATCGCAGTTTCAAGAGTGAGCGCAGCGTTTCGATCCACGTAGGCAAGTTGCATTGTGACGGCTGCCCGGTCTGCTTCGGCGGCAACGGCCCTGTCTGTTCTACGTGTAGGTATGTGCTAGGCGTAAGCGTATGACCACTGAGGCACGCCGGAGGACTAATGGCAAAACATGAACCTGGAGCGATGTGGGCGGTTAAACCCATCGGCAAATATCCGCAAGCCTACGTCAAGACTTTCAACAAGGCTGAATTACATATTCAGATACTTGTGTCATCGACCAGTGGGACTAGTTTTGTCCTGGACCGCCAAATGGCCCGGATGCTCGCCAAGCGCATCAACCAATGCCTGGATGACACAACTAGCCGAGCAAGGAGGGTTAAATGATTCCTTACGAGCATGGTGGCAAGACCAAGTGGACTCCCGCCAAAGAATATCTCGATGAGCTATTCGACCAAGAATCGAAAGATGAGCTTGCAGCGAAGTTGGCTGAGTTTGACCGCTGTCAAGCCGAAGCGTTTCATTCAAGCAAGGACATTTTGCTCTACGGGACAGTTGGAGATGGATTCGGCACCTTCTGGGCACGCTGCAAAGTGGATTGCAAAATGGAAGTAGTGCGACCGGGGAAGGTTCAATGTGAATGTGAGAGGGAGGGGGCTAAAACGGGATGATCGAGTGTCCGATCTGCGGGTCACCGAACTGCGCGTCATCGAACATGGAGCAAGAAAAGTTGGGCTACGAGATAACCAAGCCGGTGGAACTGGAACAAATCGGCTGGCATCTCGACGGTGCTGTTTTAGGGCTGAACATACAGCCACCGCCAAAAGGTTGGGAGCCAGTTTACCGAAAGGTTCGGCCATGACAGAAGAACAACTAACCCGTTTAGAGAAACTCGAAGCTGAGGCAACTCCGGGGCACTACAACACGCTTGGAGATTTCGGTTTTAAGAACTGGCAAGTTAGGTCTAATGAGCGTTGCCTGTACGGGAGTCATGGATTTAGCCGGGCAGACGCTGAACTAATAGCCGCCATGCGCAACGCCCTACCTGAATTGTTGAAAGAGATTCGGGAGCTACGGAAGTCAGTTGCTTTTAGGGAGGAACTGATAAGACGGTTGAGGCCACAATGACCGACTCAGACCTTAAACAAAAGATGCTGGAAGCGGTCAGAGAGGTCCTGTCCAGGTATTCAGCAGATTTAGTAATCGACGCAGAATTAATAGTCGAAGCCGCTTACCCAATCGCTGCCGAGCACATAGCCGCAAGGCCAAGACCCTCATTTGATGAACGGGTCGATTATGAGACTCGCATTATCGATCTTCAAGAAACGCTAGCCGAAGTAGCAAACCTCATTTCAAAGAAACTAAACGAGGATGACGAATGACCGACTCAGACCTGAAACAAAAGATGCTGGAAGCGGCAAGTAGTTCGTATTTCAGATCCGGTATTGATGGGCAATGGGCAACGGGAGTAAAGACAGTCGAAGCCATTTACCCCATCGTTGCCGGTGAAATTGACCGGCTGGAAGCAGATTGTTTAGAAATCGTAAGGCAGCGTGAGGGCTACCTTCGAATAGCACAATTGAATGAAGAAAGGTTCAAGGTAGCCCAAAAGAAGTTGGCCGAGGCGGTTGAAATCTTCAGGAATATTGACGTTCACTATTTAGACGAGGAGTTTATTAACTTGTTCTTAGATTCCATCCAGGCTAGGAGGATCGAATGACTGATTCAGATCACAAGAGTTTGCCGCATTGAGGCCAAGGTTGACGACCGCGTTGATTGTAGAGTTTTTGCGCTGCTTGCGATTGCACTTCCAAACTGTAATCACTCGCTACGCCGGGTAGGCCGGTGACGCCTCTGAATGTCGCCCTGTCGAATTGGTAGTACCCGTAGTAGCCGTTGCCAGTATTCACGTTCCTGCCGCCGCTCTCACAGCCGCGCAGCGCTGCCCAGTTAAGCCCCTGCTGTAAATGGGTGTGCGGAGCTGGAGGGGGTGCGCGGTGGTCATGTCCCTGTGAGGGAGCGAACTGAGGCGCTGGCGGGGCGGCTACGAGTTCGAGAGTGGCCCGGGGTACGGCCTCAAGGATAAGCGGCAGCGGCGCAAGGGCCCGGGCTACTTCGACCTCGACTACTTGGGCCTGGACCTTAGAATCTAGTGCTTGTGAGACTGCTAGAGAAGGGGTTGCCAGAGCTAGAACGGCAATGATTGCGGCAACCACCGGAACGGTCTTGGGCATAGGGATGTTTCTCCTTTGGTTTGGGGGGGAGGGCCGGGCGAACGCCCGACCCTGTGAGCCAGCTAACAGCGTCCAAGGAAACCCTAACCTATGCTTTGCCTAGCCTGTCAAGCGTTAGTTCAGCCCCAACGCACCAGATCGTCTATTGAGCATCTGGTTGCCTATTTGCTCGGCTACGCTGGATTTGTGCTGTGCCTCCTCCATCGCTTCAATGCGCTTCTCCTGTATTTGGTGGGCGTGTCTTAGGGTGTCGTTGGAATCTCGTAGTAAACGAATGCAGTCTGTCTTGGTGTGCTTGCCTAACTCTCCGCATCGTTCGCAGATCAATGGCTTGGTAAAGGAGGTGGTGGCGGTGGCCCTGATGGGGGCTTGCGCTGCATATATCCACCCTTGCGAATCTGTCCCGGCGTGGGACGTTTACGCTCAGCCGGTACGGTGAATGTCTCTGTGGGTTGTGCTTTCCAGGTGCGGCGTCTTTGATCCTTGCGGATTGATTTCGTGGCGCGGTGTCGTGCTAGCCAGCGGCTGTGAGTCTCGCCACCCCAAGATTTATTACGTTTGCCGTCCCACTCTAGCTCTGGTGACTCAACCGACCAAAACCATTCGCCCACACCCCAGGGTTCAATCGTTACTTGGTAGTCGATCAAGACTACAGCGCCCAACCCAGCGCCACCAAGAACAGTCCTAACGCGACGAGATTGACCGTGCCAAGCGACACGCCGAACACGGCTAAGGCAAAGACTATGGCGGCGAGGATGAAGCAAATCTTTGGAAATGGCATGAGTTTCTCCTTTTGGTTTGTTGTTTAGTAGGTTCCATCCGGTCTAGTGTGACTTGTTTGCTCCGGCACATCGGACTCGGACTCAGAAACATCTAGGCCAGGATTCTCCCTCATCGCTGCGTCAAGGCAGTCATCCTTGCGCGTGTACCCCTCGCCGCCGGTGGCGACTATCTGGCTGTTAGCCGCTCGCCGTCTCCAGTAGTATTGCGTGTCCGTCCCACTGTAAACCTCAACTTTAGACTTGTTGTTGTCGGCCTTGTCGAAATCTTCTACCTTGATCCCGGCTATTTCATCGGCCAACTTATTGGCTACTGCGTCTTCGTCGTTGCTCATGGGCTCTACCTCCTTCAGCGTTTTAGTTTCGAGTATCCCGGCTCTCAATTTGAACAACAAATCGGGGGGCCAATATGCTTTCCTGGGTTGCGATTTCTCTTGAAGTACCCGGCCAGCGAAACCAGAACAGTCACCAATGCAGCGGCAACGGTTGCATCGATCTCGATGTCTGTCTGCTCACCGACAAAGACTAGCAGCGTCACTAACGCACCGGAGAATCCAACGGCCTGGATTTTGAGGGTCGGGGTTCCGGTCGGTTGATCTACCAACTCTGATTCAGGCATGGCTTTCTCCTTTGGTTGAGGGGGGGCTCATTTGATTAGCCGTTCCTCGCTTCCTAACGGGTTTGGCTACTGGACGATGCAGATAGCACCATTGGCCTGGGTTGTACCTAGTGAGAGTCTTGTCGCACCGAACGCAGGTCCTTCCGGCTGCGTGGATTCTAGTGGGCTTAGAAGCGAGCCGACGACGCCCACTGTGCGTTTGGGGATTGTTCAAGGGACTGCCTCCTTACACTCCCAAGCATCGAGTACGGACTCATGGCAATGAGAGCAAGTCCAAATGGCTCTTCCTTCAGAAGTTGAGGCAAAACTCCCTTTATGTTTCTCACTCCAATATGGGTACCAGCTATTTGCCTTGTGGAAATATTTAGCACCACAGCGCCACACGTGATAACGATGCCTGCCTTCTCTAAGATCGCTCATTTGATCGCAGTCAGCACGACGTACCAAAAGACAACGCAAACCACCAGGGCTATCCACCAAGGCAAATTAGCTGCGATGTATTTCAAGGGCTGCACGCCACAATGCGGTTCATCATTTCTAGTTCGGTCATGGCAGGCTCACGTTCCTGGCCGAATCCATTGCTCGCCGTCTTTGTTTTGCCATGTACTCCAGGGTTTTTTGTAAGTCAGCTTTCTGTTCGTCAGTCAGAATATCCTCGACCCTATCGAGCTTCAAGCCGACGTCGGTTAGCGGCGGGAGAACGTCCTTTCCTTGGATCATGGGCTGCACGCCTGCTTGGTTACAGGTGGTGGGTCGCCCTTGTCGATGCTGCGAAGGATGCAATCAATCCGGGCAATCCTGCGATTGCCCTCTTCAATGCTTCCCTGCTTGAAGGTGTCCTGGCATTGCTTGGGAGTCATTTCTATGGTGCACCCGGTCACGGCCACGACGATCTTTTGCGTCTCCAGGGTTCGTCTCCCTTGGGCCTTTATAGCTTCCTGGTTGGCGAGCACGACTTCCTGGTTACTTAAGGAAACGCTGAGCAACCCGATGAACACCACGCCGATTCCAAGCACCAGGGCAGCGGCTATCCCAACCAGCAGGTTACGTCTTGTGACGGCATTTTTCAGCCCGCCAACTTCGTCAACTAAGCTATCGATCTGCTCCGTCAAGACCTCAGCTTGAGCGGCAGAAAATTCTCGGTCATCAAAAGCCCGACGCTCAGATATGTCTGCACGCTTTTCGGATTCGTCCGCCCGCTGCTCTGACACGTCCGCTCGCAAGCCCGACACGTCTGCTCTTTTTTCAGCTACGTCTGCACGGTGGCCCGATTCATCAGCCCGTTGTTCTGCCGCATCGGCCCTTTCTTCAGACACATCAGCACGGAGAATCGAATCGTCTGATTGATGTTGCAGGCTGTCCTTTTCTGTCATTGTGTTCCCCTCTTTCGCTCGTCAAGGAGTGCTCTTTGTTGCCTTGCGAACGCCTGCAAGGACTCCGCTAGTTGCACCAACTTGGTGACGGTAGACGTGATATCTCTACCGAGAGACTCCAACCTTAGGTCCACTTTTTCACCTAAAGCCTTGATCTCGGCCCGTACGGGTTCTCTGTCTGCCGTCATTTCCACAAGCTGATCGCAAGGTTCATCAGGGTAACCAAGACACCGCCGACACCAACGATTGCCGCCGTCCGGCCCTGAAGGTTTGAGGCCAATAGCTCCAACGCTTTGACCCTAGCGGACACATCCTTCACCGTGTCGGTTATCTCGCCCTGCTGCTCCCGCAAAAGCTGCACGATCTGCTCTGTGGTCCGGCTGGTGAAGGTAATGTCCTTGCCGATAATCGCAAGCTTGAGATCAACCCTCTCACCCAGCGCTTTGATTTCAGCCCGGAGTAATTCATCCGTCAGGTCAGTCATTGCGGGGCCAATAGACTCATTTGCCACCGGGCGCTGGGCCAAATGTGATGGCCGTGCTCCCGTATATACTTGTCTCGTGCCTATTTCCTGTGAGTGCGAACGCTGCGGAGCGCACTTTTTCACCAAGCCGTCTCGATTGACAAATGGCCGTGGACGTTTTTGTAGCCCGGCCTGCTTTTGGGAAAGCAGGCGCAAGGTTATGACGGTTCCCTGCGAGGTTTGCAGCAACCAAATCACCCGCACACCGTCCTTTTTTAAGTACAAAACGGCGGTGTGCTCTCAGGAGTGCCACAACGAACTGCAAAGGCGCACTCGCCAGGGGCCTTCCCATCCCGCCTGGAAGGGCGGGCGCAACATGGAAAACGGTTACGTTGTGGTTTGGATTGGGCACGACCAACCGATGGTGGATTCCCAGGGGTACGTCTTTGAGCATCGCCTCGTTATGTCGCAACACCTTGGGCGACCACTTACGGCCAAAGAGCACGTTCACCATATCAACGAACAGCGGGACGACAATCGCCTTGAGAATCTCGCCTTGCTCACGTCGTCTGAGCACGCCCGCTTGCATAAAGCGGGGTCCACTATTGGCCGGTGGGCACGCAAGCACGACGCCTGCATTGAGTGTGGAGAAACTAGCCGCCGCCACTTTGGGCGGGGACTGTGCTTCCGATGCTATGGCCGAGCAAAAAAATCTTTCGTTCACTCTACTTCCCCCCCTCCCGCATAACTGAAAATGCGATTGCCGTGATACCAAAACTCACATCGGTTTTACCGTCCGGTCCTTTACGTTTGTGCATGTGCGTTTCAAGTTCACCCACGACAGTTCCGTTCAAGGTCACCGTCCATCCGCGATGGGGTACGGTCGAGCCGTCAGCGTAGGTTTGCAGCGAGTCCTTAGGCTCCCCGAAGCCCCAAACGTCAGGCATTAGCGAATGAGCCGGACGACGATCACGATCAGCACAACCACTACTAGAAAGTAAAGCAAGCTATCCATTTAACGAGCCCTCCATTTAATTTGAATAAGCCCAGGTGGTCGGGTTAGCGGGCGTCCCTCCGGTGGTATTGGGGGCCATGATCCCCCGAACGTCAACATGCCTTACCGCTCCACTCGGTGAGTACCCAATCCCCGAGAACAGCCCGAGACGCTTCACAGCGTTAACCGAAGGGGTTGCCCGTATAAATCTGGGGTCAACGGCTGCTGCGAAAAGATGTTGAGAGTTGGGCTTGCCACCGACTCTGCGGTTATGGGCAGGGTCACGATATCCGGACGTAATGCCTATCGGCCCGTAGTGGTGCCTAAGCTGATCCAACCGCCGGTAAAGCTCCCGGTTGCACTTGATCCAGCCGTTCCCCTTAGATTTGAACTCAGCGAATTTGAAGTACAGGCTGCAAGCACCGCCCTTCTGCACCGATTCGGTAAGGGCTTGCCAGGTCGCCGGACCGGCGCGGCCATCGGCCAGTAAATCCCGGAAAGAGAACCCCCGCTGAAACTCCTTCACCGCGTCGAAGGTGCGCTGTCCGTATGACCCATCTACGTTGATCGGCCAACCTATGGCCTTGAGGTGTTCCTGAACTTGTCTGGTATCCATTGGCCTAGTCTAAACCCCTTGCGTATTCCGGGGGCGGCAAGAGAAAGATGCCAGAAAAAAGGAGCACCTCCCACGGGGTTAACCGGGGAGGTGCTATTATTCCAATCACCTTAATTGAATAACGTGACCGATTGTACAACAAAATCGGATGGAGCGGGTCGCTAACCGCCACAAAAAGAATGCGAAACCGGCCAGAGCAGAGCCGGGCCACCTGGAATGGGCGTCGCCGGGGGTGGCTCAAACGGTAAAGGTGAACCTGGCAAATCTAGCCCCATTGTGCGTTGATCCGCGTAACGGCGATCAAGCCTGATGCTCAACCGGAACTCACCAGACTCAATAAACCCGTTTGAACTCAGAGGCTCCCTTTAACTTTAGGGGGCCTTAACTCTGCCCAAAATCTACCTCCTCATAGGGTTCAAACCAGGGGCTGGAGACATCGGAGCGAAGAAGGCTAGGCTAAGCGCACAGAGACTAGGAGCAAGAAAAGCAATAAGCAAGGGGGCTGAAGAAGGCAAGACAAGGAACCGAGACAGCAGAAGGAGACAACTTTGGCGAAATCAAAAATGCAGGTTCAGGAAAAACTGGGGGTGGGGACACTAAGTTTCTTCGCCGACGCTGGAGTTAAGCACAACGGCAACTGGGGGGGCAAGCAACAGGCTCGGATAGCGGTCCACGACGGACAAGGGATTGTGGTCGATGAGGTTATCGGCGACTACACGAGCAACCAGGCGGAAATCCTAGCTATTCGCAAGGGCCTTGAATTGCTTGAGGCTGAGGGGGGCGGAACCCTTTACTCGGATTCTCAAATCGCCGTGAATCTGGTTAATCGTCGCTGGCGTGGCAAGAATCCTGTGCTTAAGTTGCTGACCGCTGGAACCATCGTGCCAGGCAATTGCGAGGTGGTCTGGGTCCCAAGAGAGATCAACCTTGCCGGGCACTACATCGAAGCTGTGTACAGCGTCTAGCCGCAGCCTCATCCGCCGGATTCATTCAGCCTCACCACTAGGCAACTGCTCATAGGGGGTCTTAGCCTCCAGCTCAGCCAACCGCCGCCGAAGGGATACAGCCTCCGCCTCGAGC